CTCGACCGCCAGGCCGCCGACTGCTCGGCCGAGACGGGCGGCACATCCGGCGAGCTCTGTCTGCAGACGGCCGACGATACGCTGTGGGCCTGCCCTGCATCCGCCGCGCCCTGCGACGGCGCGGGCTGGCTGCAGATCGCGGGCGGTGCGGGCGGCTCGACCTTCCAGGTCGACGGCACCCTCGTGGCCGACCCTGACTTGCGCTCCGATGGCGACCAGCAGGCGGTGCTGTGCGTGGGCGCGGGCAATCCGGATCCGGCGTGCGTGGCCGCCGGCGATGTGCTGCTGCGGCATCAGCCGGCGAGCGTGGCACTGGCCGACATGGCAGACGCGCCTGCGGGCGGAATTCTGTCGGGTCCCTCCGGTTCCGGAGGCACTCCGGTTTATCAAGTCCCGAGTGGCGACAATCAAATCCCCGTGTCCTTCCTGGGAGGCTCCGCATGGTTGTGGAGCAAAGTGTCCAACGACGCCCTAGACGTCATGAGCCAGTCCCGGATCAAAGGCCGCCCGGCGGGCGCAGGCATCGGTTCGCCCCAGGACCTGACCCCCGTTCAGGTGGCCGACGTGCTCGGCAGCGAGGTGCTGAAGCCCGACGGGAGCGTGGCGATGACCGGGGCGCTCGATGTGGGGGGGCAGCGAATTCTGGCAAGCATTCTGGATCAGGCCGTCGGGTGGCATAGCAGCACGAGCAATCCGAAGCCTTCGACGGCCCCGTTTCCCAACCCCAACCTGCGGGAGTCTTTCTTTCAAACGCTCTATCACAGTGATGCCCCCCAGATCGCCCCTGCAAATTATGGACCCTGGATCGGAAGCCATCTGAGCATTGATGGCGGAGAGTACGACGGCAACAGCAAAACGAAACCGTTTTTTGGACAGCTATCTGCCATCAATCATACAATCGGCGAGTCCCGCTTGTTGGATCTTCGTTGCGTGTCTCCCGGCGCTGGCGATACAATGTGTACGAAGACCGATCTGTTCGCGCCAGGCCATACGTTGGCCTCGAGCGACGAGGGACCTTCCCTGTCTCGCCAGACGGTGACCAATCGCATGCCCGGCGGCAAAACGACTGCCTCCGAGAGCTCGACAGGTGCTGACCATTTCTACGGCGGGGCCGATAACACCATCACGTCTCGTTTTGCCTGGGATGATCTGGAAGGGATCGGAACAGGAATGGTCGTCCTCTTTCCATCCCAGTCGGAGGCCGTAGATAGCGACATTGTACGGCTGAACGTTGCAGGCAACCGAGAATGGGAGGTCGAGACTTCGTTGCTTGGGACCTCCGCAGAGACTGTGGTCGGACGATGCCTGGCATATGGCTTCGACGAGCTCAATGACGACACGCTGGATCCCGACTCGTTCGGGTCTCTTGGTGCCTACTACATCGCAAGTGCCGCGACCGCAAACGGCGGCGGCGCAAATGGCTGGGCCGAATGTACGAACTGCACGGCACACACGGAATTCGACACCCAATGGATAAACAACGGCGGCGTAGAAACCTCGCCTCTCCGATACCCGCTCCCTCCGAACATCGTAGGAGACGACTGCAACCGCTTTCATCTCGATGGGCGGTCAGGAAGTGTTTCCTGTGACTCAACTTCCGGTACGTGGGCGGCCAATGGGGGGCCGATCGACGCCAAGATCGTTCCCTGCGAAATTGTCGAGACCGTCAATTACGATCCTGCTACAGACTGCACTAGTGGGAGTTGTCTAGTCGAGCTGACTCTCATGTCGGATCGTGATGGCGATCGGCAGACCGCTGAATCTCCAGTCGGATCTTGTGACCCCGCCTCGGACAACTGCGACATCGAGATTGTGCCGTATGGCTCTCATAGAATGACCGCAACCACAACGTTTTTGCAGTCGTCGCGCGGGTACCAACGTGAATATGCGTCCGAAGTGGTTACCGTCGGATCGAGCGAGGAGGCGATCCCGTCCAACGGAGTCTGGCTTGCAGGGCTTGGGGACGAACCCGACGATCTTGGCTCCACCAACGCCCATAGCAACGGCGTTGGCTCGTTTCTGCGTGTGTTCGGCTGCGGAGATACGCAGAATTGCCTTCACCACCGGCTGCGGCAGGGTCACGCAAACAAGGCAACTACTTTGCGCATCGAGTGGGACACTTCGGATATCGACACGAATCCGAAGTGTCATCCCGTCGCGGAGATTGCCAACGGTCCGGACCTCACCGACGTCGACTGGAACAACGCTGCGAACCTCATGGCGTGTCCAACCGATACCGATGGAGATGGGTTCACCGATCACGTCGACTGGGGAGTAGGACTGGATGCGGATGGAGACGGTGTGCTCGATGCGGGAAGTCCTGGCGTCTTCCGACCAGGCGCGCCTCAGAGTCTAAGGTTCTCAGCAGACGGTTTCATTGCCAACGGTTTCTGTCTAGCCGGCGATGGTGGTAGCAATGCGCAGAGCATATTGTCCTGTGCGAGTCGATCTAATTACGAGCAATCCCTACATATGGTCACTGGTCCTGTCCGCGTTAAAAGTGTTCAGTGTGTCGCAGGCAACATCGGCGGGGTTGATCCTGGCGACGGGTGGCACGTAGAGGTCGACATTTATGACGGAGAGGAGCCGAACGGAGGGGTTGCCACTATAGTCACGGGCCCGTCGTGGACGGCGGCCGATGGCAGTGGCAGCGTCATTCGGTCCTCGACGGAGCTGGTGACTGGGACCATCGACACGGCACAACTCTTTCAACTGCGTCTGGTGGTCGATCAAGATCAAAACGATGATCTCGGGGGCGAAATCATGTGCAGCGTAGACATAGAGGCCGATCTCGGGTGACGAGTGTAATTCGGACACGTCTACTGGTACCGTTATCGACAACCGGAGCAGCGTGACGGGAGATTGCCTGGGCGGCCCCTGAGGCCCGCCGGAAGGAGACTGCCATGCGAATCGCGATTCTCTGGAGCGTTCTGCTTCTCCTCGCCGCGCCGGCCGCGGCCCAGGAGACCAAGACCCTGGCCCCGGACGCCGGCGTCTTCTCCGTCGAGGCGGCGATCGCAGCGGACGAGGAAGGCCGTCATACGGTGGGGTCGATCGGCGTCGTGCTGGACGACGGCACGCTGCTGGGCTGCACCGAGGCGGCGCCCGATTCGGTCGTGACCCTGAGCTGGCAGGTCGAGCGGGCGCAGATCGACCGGACGGCCACCGTCCACGCCTACAGCGAGCCGGAGTGCCAGGGCAGCCAGTCCGAGCCGGCGGTCTCGCAGTCGACGGGCGAGGAGGTGACGCTGACCTTCGAGCTGTTGCCGCCGCCGGCCCCCCGGCTCCAGCTTTAAGGAGGAGGCTGGCGATGCCCGACGACGTGCGACGGCGGCTCCATGAGAGCGGGACGATCCTCGCCCTGGTCGCGGCGCTTGCGGCGCTCGTGCTCGCGGCGGGCGGGTGCCTGAGCCCCGTGCCCTCGGAGGCCCGGGCGAAGCTCGTGGTCCAGGTGGCGGTGCTCTCCTACGTGGGCGACGACGCCGACAAGGCCCGCCGGCTTGCGCGTGTCGTGGACGGCGTGCAGGCCTACGTGGAGGGCGCGGAGCGGGTTGATCTGGGCCGGCTGGAGAGGCGGGTGCGCGAGCGGATTCCGCCCGACCTCGAGCCCGCGGAGCGCTTGCTCGTGGAGCACCTGCTCGTCTCGATCCGGACGGAGATCGAGGCGCGGGTGGCGGAGGAGGTGGTGGCGCCCGACCTGCCGGTGGCCGTGGGGCGAGCGTTGATCTGGATCGAGGATGCTCTGGCGATGGTGCCTGAGGAGGAATAGAGGTGGAGCGGACATGGCGAATGGCGACCTCGGCCCGATGCAGGAGCTGGTGGAGGCGGCGAAGGCCGAATGGCGGTGGATCCTGGGGGGTGTCGTCTCGCTCTTCGGCTCGGCCACAGCCGCGCTGGCCAAGGCGGTCCAGGGCGTGAAGAAAGATCAGAGGGAGATGGAGGAGAAGCTCCACGGGCGGATGAGCGACATGAAAAACGACGCGGGCCGGGATGCGGGCGACATGCGGGCGGTACAGACGGAGGTCCTGAGTCTGCGCAATCGCGTCGATCGTCTCGACACGCTCTATCCGCAGATCCTGGAGCGACTCTCGCGGATCGAGGCGGGCGTCGAGACGCTGCTCGGAGGACGGCGCGGATGACCGCCGCCGACCTCTTCGCCCACCACAAGCTCCGCCACTTCGACGCTGCGGAGTGGGCGGACCCGGCCGACCTCGACCGGGTCGATGCCAAACTCATCCGCGCACTGGACGACTACCGCGAGCGGCTGGAGTTCCCGGTGCACCCCTCGCCGGCGGCCGGCGCCTGGGCGCGCACGAGCGACTCGCCCGGCTCCCGCCACTACGCGGTCGGCCGCCTGGCCGACGCAGGCGACGTCTTCCCCGCGTCGGACATCCGGACGGCCTGGCGGGTCGCCGTGCAGTCGCGCCTCTTCGGGGGCGTCGGCGTCTACTTCGACACGTCGTTCCGCGGCGTGCGCTGGCCCATGCTCCATCTGGATCTGCGGGAGGGGAGCGTCTGGTGGGCGCGGACGGGCAACCGCTACGTTTATCCGCGCCAGGAAGGCGAGCCCGAAGCCGAATTCTTCGATCTGCTGTCCCGTGCGCCGGGCGAGGTTGCCGGCGCCTGAGCGCTGGCAGGAGCGGCGGAGGAGGCCACGATGGGAGAACGAGGAGCGCAGAGCACGCGGGCGACGGTCGGCAAGGGAGCGGTGGTCGCCGGCCTCGGCAACGCGGTCGCCGCATGGCTCGACCTGAGCCCGGAGGCCACGGGGGCGGTCGTAGCCAGCACCCTCGTCCTGGCCCAGGGCCTCGGCTCGTGGGCGCGGGATGCCCTGGAGCGAGATGCGGAGGGCCTCGCGCGGGTGGCGGCCTACGTGCTGAGCCGGTGCGGATGAAGCTCGCTCTCGTCGGTCTCGCTCTCACCCTGGCGCCCGGCTGCGCGGGTGCTCTCTACGTGAGCCAGTCGGTCGAGACGGCCCGGGGCGACCAGACGGTGATCGTCCTGCGCTCCTGCCGTGCGGTGGGCGCCTGGGCGCTGGGCCTCGGGACGGTCGCCGGGTGTGCCGAGAGCCTGGGGGTGGACCCGGCGGGGCCCGGCCCGGACGGGAGCCCGGCGCCGACGGCGGTCCGCGAGGCCCGCGAGGTGGCCGGCGTCCACGGCGGGCCGCTCACGGAGCGCGGGGCGCAGGCGACGGGCGGGGTGCTCGGGCTGCTGCGGGCGGCCGTGTCGGTTGTGGTGCCGGGGCTCTAGCCGTCGGTCAAGCTCGTCGCCGGATCGACGCCCGGCCGGCGGTAGTGGGGCAGCGCGCGCTCGCGCGGCGGCGGGACGCGCCCGGACGACGACATCATGCCCGCGGCGTGGCCGAGGCGGCGCATGGTCTCGATCCAGGTGCGGGGGTCCAGGCGCTCCCTGTCCCGCCCCGCACGCTTGTAGCTGCCGTCGTCACGACGTCGCAGCGTCGCGCCATCGGAGCGCAGCACCTCGACGACGCGCCGCCCGTCCCACAGGTTCCCTTCCGCCCACGCCAGCGGGCGGATCGTCCGCGAGCCTCGGCGGAACGTGAGCTTGGCCATTGTCTACTCCCTGGCCGGTGTTGGGCCGTGTAAGCTGCTGATTGCCAGCCCGCCTAGCTACAGAGACGGATGAACGCCCGCCGGCCGACAGGCTCTCCTACCCATTCGGCCCGGCCGCAGGCCACGAGCAGCTCGAACGCGGCGAGATAGGTCGGGCTGGCGCAGGAATCATAGACGTCGGGCTCCGCATCCGGTGAGCTGTCGGCACAATCACGGCGGATGAAGCCTTCGACCACATCGAGGGCTTGGCTGAGGCATTCAGGATCGGTCACGAAAGTGCTCCGCTGCCCGCCCGGCGATGGCTCGCTCGATGTGTTCTTCACTCGCTCCGGCGCGGCGCATCGACTCCTCCGCGTGCCGATCTCGCAAGGCATCCAGAAGTGCCTCGAAGGCAGCCACCGCCTCGCGCTTGGTAGGCCACGAGCCGGAATGTTTGATGCCGTAGCCCTCCGTCTCCAGAAACCACCGTCTATCTCGTCGAGCGACAGGATATCCGTCGCTGCCCCAGAGCGTGATGTGGGTGAGCAGTCTCCGCTCGCCATCGGTCAGCGGCACCCCCATCGCCGTCTCCTCCCTGGCCGGCTCGCGCCAGCACACTACCACTAGAGTCCGCGTGCAGCAGTCAAGGCGGCAGCTTCGGTACGGTAAGGGCCGCGGGCATCCGTAAGGCTTTCGTCGTCGATGCGGATGCTGTACCAGTAGGCCTTTTCCGGCGGCCAGCCGCGCCAGCTCCTCCGACACCCGCACTCCGGACAGTCTCCCGGGGTCCCGTGACCCGGTGCAGGCGCACATCCGTTCTCGTGGCAATATGCGACGGACGCGACATAGACCGTGATCTCGGGGGGTGCTCCTATCGAATGTAGGTCACACTCCTCGCACGCAGATGGCTTGCCTGCACGGCTGCAAGGGTGATTGATGTCCCTAGGACAATCGCGCGGTTCCCGGGCTGGATCAAGGTAATAGGGCATAGTCTGCCTCGTTTTGTGGTCCGGCTCGCGCCGGCTGCCCTGCCTCGTCAGTCCCGGGGAGGGCAGCTCCCCGTGAGCTGGGCCATCGCCAGGACGACTGCGGGCTCGTCGCCCAGCTCTCGGGCCCGATGCAGGGCCTCCACGACGTGCTCGCGCTCCTCGGGGCTCTCGGGGTGGGCGATGATGCAGTGACAGGCCATCCTCTCGCCTCCTTTGTCCATGGTGATATTGTACCTACCATGCAACGCGAGTCAACCCCTGGGAACAACTTTTTTCGAGATTCGGTTTCTGCTGAGAAAACGGAGACTTACGAGCGTGTTCGCGTCTCCCGGCGTCCATGTGGCTGGTGCGGAGTCCCGATCGTGGTGTGCGTCGAGCTGGAGGACGCCTCCCGCCTAGAGCGGCCGTCGTCTCAGGGCCGCCCCGTCTACTGCCGTCGGTCGCACGCCGAGATGGGCGCGAGACGCCGGCGCAACCGCCACAAACCCCGCCGATCTTGAGCCCCTCACCCCTCTCGTGCCCCCAGGACGCCCCCTCCGCTGGGCTCTCGCCCGACTTCGGGGCCGCCCCGGCGCTAGGGCCCGGCCTGGGCGAGAACGCCCGCCTGAGGCGATTCTAGGAGGTCGGCGGGTGGAGACCCCTCGGGGGAGTGGCCCGTTGCGGGATCCCGGTGGGCCAGGCCGGGTCCCGTGCCGCCTACAGCAGCGGCTCCTCCCTACCACGCCGCCGCCGCCGCCGGCTGCGGGATGGCCGCCTGCGAGTGGGTGGCCGCGAGGCCCGAATCGGCGGGAGACTACGATAGCGAAGGCCCCGGCCACCGCCTGGGCGACCGGGGCCGGCGAGTGGAGCTGTCGTAGTAGGTACCCCTAGCGGCGTCCCGGGACCCCTGGCGCCCGCTGGCCGTCGCCGACCAGCGCAGCTCCACCCGAGGAGACTCTACCATGTCCGAGACTGACCTCCATGGGCCCCGCTGGCTCTCCCGGATCGACGCCCGCCAGCTCCTCGATGGCGAGCTGCAACTCCGTTCGCCCCTCCACCTGCTTGCCCGCGACGGCCGCACCTGGCGCGTGGAGCCCGGCTCGCGCACCGACGGCTCGTCGATCCCCGGTCTCGCCCGCGGTGTCATGCCGCGGTGGGACCTGGTGCTCGGTGCTGGCGCGGTCCACGACGCGGCCTACCGCACCGGCCGCCTCCAGGTCTCGACCGACGGCGGCCAGAGCTTCGCGTGGCTCGAGGTGTCGCGCGAGCAGGCGGACGATCTCTGGCGGCAAGGCGCCTGGGCGGAGCAGGAGATGCGATGGCGGGAGTATCCGCCGGCGTCCATGTGGGAGGGGGTCAAGCGGCGCGTCGACCGCAACCGACGGAGCGCCCAGATTGCGGCCGGGCATCGGGCACTGCGGCTGTTTGGGCGGCGAGCGTGGCAGGGGAGCCCGGAGCTGGCCTGACGAGGCTCGCCATGGACCTCCCGGCAGACGTGGGGCCCATGTGGGCTACCGGCGACGCCGATCTCGCGCGGCTTGTGGCAACGGCGGAGCAGCGGCTGATCCGAGGTGGCCGAGCGCTTCTTCGACGAGGTGGGGACCCGCCGCGACAAAGCACCACGCGTGCCAGTGACGTGGACGACCGCCAAGAAGGGTGACGACTTGCCGTCCCCAAAAACATCGGCGACAACCTGTGCAGCGGTGGATCATGCTGGATCTTCACCTCGCTCCAGGCGGTCTGCCTCCGCCTCGCACCACCACTGCACTTCCTCGTATGTATCGGCAATGAGCCCGGCCTTCTCGGTCACCACACTAAGCCCTGTCCACAGGCGCTGCGACGCTCGGGCGTCTTTTGCTCGTTGGGAGCAGTGGCGCAAAGCTCGACGGAACCCTCTCGCCTCCGCCCACAGAAGCTGCCGCTTGCGCTCGTGGAAGCTCTCGTCCCAGCGCTTAAGGTCGGCGAGCTCTTCGCGTGAGCCAGCCAGATCCTCTGTCAGGCTGCCGATCTGGTCGTTCTTGGCGATGCAGGCTGCTTGTAGGTCGTGCATCTCTCGCTGGATTGCATCGCGCTCCGCTCTCAGCCACACGATCTCCCGCGCCGCCCACTCCGGCTCGTCGAGCACCCGCTCTTCCAGCGTCACGGCCTCCAGGCCCTGCTCCCCGTCGAGCTTCCGATCATCGGCCATCGCAGCCTTGTTCCTTCCTCGCTGCTTCCAGCCCCTTACCCCACACTTTAGTGCGGGGTAGTTGACCGCTCGTCCGGGTCCAGGTCGGCCTCGCGGAGAATGGCCCGGAGGCGGTTGAGTGCGTCGGCGTGCCGATCTGCTCCCGGGCCCTCGAAGTCGGCGGGGATCGAGCGGCATACCTCATAGGCCGCCTCCGCGATCTCCACCAATGCGGGAAGGGCATTGCGGGCGGCGGCGATGAAGGCGGCGCTCTCTTCACTCAGCGCGTAGCCGTCATCCACTTCTTGCGAAAATGGCTCGCCCGAAGGGCTATCAACCCCAGGACAGTCCACGGGATAGACGTAAGGGCAATCGTCCGGGCATTCGCCAACCGCGTGTTCCTCGCAGTCATAGCTCCCTTCCCGGTAGACCCATCGTCCACTGCCGATCTTCGCCTCGAGCCGCCGCAGCTCTGCCAAGTCGATCTTGCTCATCGCCAAAACCTCCGCACGCGTCCCCCTCCCCGCTGCGCCGCCTCCCAGAACTCGCGGTACTCACGCTGGCGGCGCTCCCGTTCTTGCCGCTCGCGCTCTGCGCGCTCCCATTCACGCTCACGTCTACGCCGGCGGACCTCGGAGTCCAAGGCACGCCGCTCCTGTCTTCGGCGATAGCTGGACTTGCTCATGCTAGAGGCCCTCTCGCCTGAGGACTTCGATGGCCTCGGGGAAGGTCTCACAGCCATGGGTGGCCCGCGAGATATTTCCGCCGTAGGGGATGTGTGAATACATCACCCGACCTGCTGCATGGGCGATCAGCATAGCCGGACAGCAAGAGCCGTAGTTGTGCCAGCGCGATTTGTACCCAACAACCCAATCGCAACGGATCTCCGGGTAGGCCTCGTGCGCCTTCCGGAGCAGCTCGCTGGGCTTGATGGTCTCGAGGTCGTGGTCGGTGAAGATGGGCATTGCGGCCTCCTAGTAGCCAAGCTCGTCGAGCGCGTCGGCGATCCGCTCGCGGCTCCAGCCGAAGTCGTCAGTGGCCATGATGGGTCCGAAGCCAAAATAATCCTGCATTGCTTCGATGGCGTCGAACCATTCTCTCGGAGTGGCTTTATGCAGGCCGGTCCTTACGGCCGCCGCGTCTGTGCCTGTAACTGCCATGATGGCAGCTCCGATCGCACAACTATGCGTCGGAACCTCGCGACCTTGCGAATCGCAATCGAACAAGACATATCGCCCCCTGCACTCCGGCACCATCTCGCAGCCTTTTCAGATGGCTTCGGAGAGCTTGAGGCCGGTCGAAATTCTAGTCGTCATTGGTGGCTCCTTTTTGGTGTGATTGAGGACAACGATCTAGAGCGCATACGGCACCTCGGCCAGCTCCGGAAACATGGCCCGGGCAATCTCGGGCAGGAGCTTCGTGCCGTGGTTGAGCACCTCGACCACCTCCGCCCGGTAATCGTTGCCGGGCACCGCCGCGATGTAGGCACACCACGCGCCCTCGATCCGGGTGTTGGCGACGGCAAGCACGCGCGGGGCAAGCGGATGACTGCGGACGTAGGGGCGCCAGGACCGAATCGCCTCTGCGCTGCCCCCCTGCCAGGTCGGAACGGGAAAGTGGTCGCGCCATTGCTCGGGGATCTCGGGCATGGTGGTCTCCTTGGGGAACGATGGATGAGCCGCCGCTAGCCTAGCTTCTCGACGCACTTGGCAGCGCGCAAACGTGTCGCTTCGTCTCCATCGGCACCTTCGGCCAGCGAACGCAGATAGTGATGGCCGGCTTCGCCTTCCGCGCCTTCGACGAGCTGACGCCACGTGGTCTCCGCGAACGGTCCGAAGCCAAGCGGCTCGTCGTACCCGCTGCGCGAACGGGTTGGGGCTGGACCGGCGTCCGCGCCCGCGTCGCTTCCCTTCGCCCATTCCGCCAGTTGGCGGCCGACCTCTTCGTCCAGTGGCGCATCGCGTTTCCTGAGAAGGTCGCGAAACTGCGCGGGTAGCTTGACCATCATCCGCTCGCCCGGATACTGCGGGCTCCAGTCGGGGACGCCGCCGGAGCCCGGCGGGAGGATGGCGTTCAGCGTCATCTCGAAGGGTAACTCCTCGCCCGTGATCGGAACGAAGCCCATCTGTTCGACCACCGTCTTGCCCTCGCGTTTTACGGGCCTCGACGTGCTCTTGGCACGGAAGCAGAAGACGAAGTGGGCCTTTACCTGGAGAATGCCGTTGATGAGGCGGCGCCGATTCTGCTTGGGCAACGACCACGCAAGCATCTTGACGGCTTCCCGCTTGCGGAAGTCGTTGCCCGCAAGCCGCGTGACTTCGCTCTCGTGAAGCTCCAGAAGCCCGCCTTCGCCCTCGTGCTCGTGGCTCATAGAGTCGACGACGATTACCCGCGCTCCTTGCTCGGCGGCAGACCGAATCGCCGCTAGGTAGTCGAGCGACCCATGCGGCGGCTCAAACCCGATGTAGTGGAACGTAAACATCTCGGCGTAGTGGAGGGCGCGCCGGGCTTCCGTGTCGATCACGGCGATGTCGCCCCCCGTCACCTGGCGGATGCCTTCAGCCACGCGGAGCGCCGAGAACGTCTTGCCCGAGCCGCTGGGGCCGCACAGGCCGACCAGGACCGGGACCTGCTCGCGCTTGCCCGGCACCATCTCGAATCGCCGAGGCTTATCAGAGGGCATCGTCGTCTCCTCCCAGCTCGTCGTTGAGCAGCGTGCGAAGCCTCCACTCGGGAAGCTGCACGCGGTGAGGGCCAAGCGGATAGCCGGGCCACTGATCGCGACGGATACACTGTCCCCAGTCCCTGACAGCCTGGGCGACGCGGCGGCGAGAAACCTCGATGCTCGCCTCGTCCAGTTCGACAATCGACAGAGCGTAGGGCGCATCAATCTCCTGGAAGATAAAACGAAAACGAAGCCGGCCGTCGAGGCTGGGATGGACGCGGGTCATCACCCGCTCGTAGAATGCCTGCTTGAAGTCGTAGTCGAGATTCGCCACTTGGCGTGGGACAGCCCCGAAAGGCTCAGCGCTGACCGCGGTCGTCTTGTAGTCGTAGACAATCTTCTGTTGGGCATCGTACCAGTCGGTCATGCACCTCACCCATAGAGCCGGCCCTTCATGGGCCAGCCATACCTGCTCGGGCTCGCATCCGTCGCAAAGGCCGGCGAGCTGGCTGCGCGCGGCCTCGACCACCGACATGCAGCGTTCGTACTGCGGCGTCGTGACCGGAGTCTTGCCCTCGGCCAGAGCCGCCGCCCGGAACTCGCGGGCTTCCTTCTTCTGCCAGTTGCTCCCGTCGAACACCGCCACGTCGCGCCCCTCGCCCAAGAGCAGGGTGTGGCATAGGGTGCCGAGTGACAGCCGGTTGCTCTCCTGTTCGTGAAAGTCCGGATTGAGCCTCCGGTGGCTCCACCAGGCATGGAGCGGCGACTCGTTCACAAAGCGATTCGCAATGCCCGCCGAGAGACTCGGCGTAGGAGCCGGGTCTGCGTGATATTCGGTCGCCGGCATCCGATAGACACCAGGCTCGTCAATAATCACCACGGACCTCCGTTTCGTTGCCGGGCCGCCCCGGCAAGCTCTCTTCCGTTGCGAGTACGAAGCCCCCGCACTGGCTTTGCGACGGCACCCCGGAGAGCGCCGAGGAAGGCCGCGACGGACCTTTCGCCGCGCTAGCTTGCGTCGTCGTCCACCCGGCGCAGCGGCACCTCGTCCCGCCGCGCCACCCGGTATCGGTCGAGCAACGCTTCGAGCTCCGCCACCCGCTCGCGGAGCGCCGCGTTCTCGGCCCTCAGAACCTCGCGGTCGTCCCAGGTCTGGCGCTCGGTGCGGAGCGTCATTCGGTGTCCTCCACGATCTCGACCCACCACCAGACGGAATCGATCGGCAAGATGCCGACGGCATCATAGAGATCGGTCAAAGCAGGAGACAGTATCTTTGGACAAACACTGCGAGTTGCATTCGCCACGGGCTTTTTGCTGACGCAGAGCACGATCTTCGCGGTAGGTGGCACGTTGTAGTATGTGTCGACCCCCTTGGTGCAGATCCACGGAATGACGCAGCCGTCGTCGCTTTTCCTTCCTGACGACCAGACATACGGCCCGAATTCAGCCTCGTGCCACCACGACGGCGCCGGGTAAAGCGAGAGCACCGGCGTCTCGCAATAGCCGTCCTCGACCTTCATGGTGAATCCTCCACCCGGTCGAGCTCCACCAGATTTCTTGGCGGACCAACGACTGGGTGTGTCACATGCGACAGACCCATAACGCACGCGATTGCAGTGCCATCGGTCAGCCAAATCATGCAGCTACCGTCTCCGGCGAATCTCAGCTTCACGAGCCGGTGTGAGAATGCGGACACGGCACGCGATATGAGGTTTCGGTCGACAAAGTTGTCACCCAAGCGCGCCTCTCGAATCGGCCGTTTCACCACGTACTTTCTTTCGCCGTGGCATCGAGGGCAAGGGCCGTCGCAGTCCGGGCATAGCTGGTCACAAGTAGGGCAAGCACCACGCCCGTCACACGTGGTGCATCGGCGCTTCTCGTCGGCGCAATCGCAGGTCACTTTGAAACTCCAGAACGGAGGTCCCGCCCAGCGCTTCAAGGCGCACGTCTCAATCTGGTGGGTCCAGGTGAGCGGCTGTGCTCGTGCGAAAAGATCTGGGCCGGTCCAAGGCTCGCCAGGATCCGGGAACTCTCGCGACCAAACGGCCATGACGCCGTCGGTCGCCATGATCCAGCCGTCGGCGCAGGGCCGCGCGGTTTGGAGCGATACCCGACTCTCGCGCAGACGCGCCTCGCGCAGGATTCTGCGCATGGTCTGCACGGCGGGGGTACTCATCGTCGATCAACCCCAGCTCCACCATCCGCGCCCGGTGCGCGTCCGGCCTCGGGCAGCGGGCGGGAATGGTCGAGGTCAACGGCTCGCCACACCACGGGCAGCCGTCGTCCAGCGGGTCGGGGGGCGAGCGGGTCTTCCAATCTGGCCACGGCCTCGTCTGAGACGTCGATCACCACGCCCTCCACGCCCAGAGCGCGATGTGCGCCATGAAATACCAGCCACACGCGCCGAGAATCAAGGCGACGCTCCAGCCAACGGCGCGCGGCCAGGCCTCGGGCTCGTCGTCCGCCTCGTCCGGATAGAGGCGGTGGAGACAGGCAGGACACATTCCTGTTGACCCCTCGACGAGCACGTGCCCATACCGCCGGCCACACCACGCACAGCGCGCCTCGACCAGCGGCATCAACCGGCCTGCCAGTCCACAAGCGCGGCCTCCTGGCGCACGCCGGCATCGGCGTCGGTCCTCGCCCACGCGAGGTCTCGACCGGCCTGCCCGTCGGCCCGCACGGCCTTCTGGCGCACGCCGGCATCGGCGTCGGTCCGCGCGTCTGATCCGGCAGTGTCGAGCATTGCAAGAATCTTCGCGCCTCGGATCCGATCCGAATAGACAGCCGACCCCCAATGGGCCTCACAGCGTGCGCGCGTCCACGGACCGCGGCAGCCGGCGATCCAGACGGGCGTGTCGGACTCTACGCGGAAAACCCTGTAACCCTGCGGCGTCTCTCCGAGGTAGGAAATAGCCGTCGATCGCGCTCGGTCGCTCATACGTCCTCGCCCTCCGTCATCCCCAGCCGCACCCGCTCGTCGTGCAGCCACTCCCAGCGGCCAGCCTCTCGCAGCTCGTCGGACCCGAACTCTGGGGGGAGCGGGTCGGCCGTTGACGCGCCGGCGTCCTCCTCGTGCACCTCGCGCGAGATGCGCAGCGCCTGCTCGAGCTTTGTCTGCAGCCAGTCGGCGGAGCGCCGGTAGTGCTCGCCGGAGTCGACGTAGAGACGACGCTGGTGCGGGTCGTCTTCGACCAACGCGCAGTTGGCGGCGGCTCGAGCCATGCTCCGCAGCTCCTCGATGGCAGCACGGTAGCCGTCGGCGTGGCCTATGCGGTGGACTTGGAGCATCGGAGTCCTTTCAGAGTGGAAGTGGCGAAGTCGCCCGGGGCCGTCGGTCGCGTGGGCTGGAGAGGTTCTCTGGACCCGGCCCCGGGCGTCCCCCCTTTGTCCTTCCCAATTTCTCCAGTTTTCGATGTCAGCCGGTCCCTCCGACCGACGCGACTGATCGTGCCATACGGCAGGCCACGACGCAAGCGGAATCCGGCGACCGCGAAAGCCTTGCAATCTGGCACCTTTGGCGTCTCCCGGCCGGCCTCTTGCCTCCCGCCGTGCCTCCAGGCATACTGCCCGGCGTGCGCATTGAGACCTACCTCGCCCGCGAGGGCTGGACCGCCGCGGATCTCGCCCGCGAGGCCCGCCATCACCTGCCGCGCGGCGCGCGGACCAATCCCGCGACGATCCACCGGCTCCTGCGTGGTTCGACCCGCACGGGTCCACGTAGAGCCCTGCGCACCGCGAGTCCCGAGCTGGCGTTGGCCATCGAACGGGCGACGGGGGGTGGCGTACGGGCGGAGGACGTACCGGTGAGCCGGGCGACGCGGAGGCTGCTGCGGCAGATGAGGCCGTTGCGGCGTGAAGGGTGACAGAGGCTTGCATGGCCGAAGGAGTAAGGCGTGAGCAAGGAAGACGAACGGATTCGGCGGATGGCGGAGAAGAACGCATGGCGCATCATCCAGATGACGGCCAAGAACGCGGCGCAAGGAAAGACGGATGGTTCCAACGCGGTGCAGAAGGTCCGAAAGCAGCTCGAGGTCGTCGAGCAGATGGATCCGCTCTTCACCCCGTGATCGCACCGGAGCGCCAACGGGTCACGCACTGTCTGGAGTGTGACCAGAAGGTCGTGCTGCCGCAGGGGGGTGGAGTGCCATGTGTGCGTGCGGGCACCGATGCTGACGGCGTTCTTCCGGTGGCTGGAGCAGAAGAGGGACGAGGAGTGACGCTACATAGCTCTTTCGGAGACTGAGAGTGACCGACCGCATCCGCCAGATCCGTGCTCAGGGCGCCGTCTCGCACGGCGTGGCCAGCGCGCTCTCCCGGGCCACCAACGGCCGGCTCGACGTCGAGATGCGAGACCAACAGGGCGCCAAGTGCTGGTGGGCGCCGGACCTGCGCATCGTGGCCGTCGAGCGCGAGTCGGGGACGAACCGGCTGACCCTGGTCCTGGAGCTCGATCCGACGCGTGCCGTGGACCCGCGGGCAGGGAGACTCGCGAGCCCTCCTCGGCCGCTTGATCCGCCCACGGAGCGAAACGCGCTGGTCGCGCGCGGCAACGGGGGTCCGGTGAGTGGCGGCGAGAAAGACGCGCAGCGCGACACGATCCTGCGCCTGTCGCAAGACGGGATACGGCCTCGCGAGATTGCACGCCGGCTCGGGCTTTCGCCGCAGCAGGTCGGCAGCCTCGTGGCGCGGCAGCGCAGCGCCGAGGACCGGCGGCTTCGAGACGAGGAGATCCGGCGTCTGGCGGCCGACGGGTGGACGCAGGCAGAGATCGCCGAGCGGGTAGGGGGGAGCGAGGCGGTTGTGCGGCGAGTCGTGGGGGCGGGGCGCGAACGGAGATGAAGCGTGGGACTCCCGACCATCCGAAGATGGACCACCTTTCCGCACTCCTCGAAATCCCGCGTTACGCAGCGGTCGGCATCGTGGAGAGTGTCTGGCACCTGGCTCAGCAATACGCGAAGCGCGGCGACATCGGGAAGTTCGCACCCGAGGTCATCGCTCGAAAGATCGACTGGCGTGGTGAAAGCGACACGCTGGTCCACTGCCTGTGGGAGGCTGGGTGGCTGGATCGATGCCGTTGCCACGGGCTTCGGCTCCACGATTGGCCCGACCATGCCGACCAGACGGTCTCGCGATCGGAGGAAGTCAAAAGGCTAGGCTTTTTGGGGTGTTACAGCGATGCTAGCAGCGTGCTAGCACCTGACGAGCGGGATGCTAGCCAGCCTAGCCTAGCCTTGCCTACGCCTAGCCGGGCCAACGCCGACGCCGCTAGCACGCTGCTAGCAGAGCCCCAGCAGCGTGCTAGCAGAGCCAGCCGCGCAGGCGCCGAGCGGAAGACCACGGCACCGGGGGGTCTGTCGGAGGCCGACTATGCGGCCGTCCGGGCATGGTGTGCGGACGTCTGGCCGGCAGGGCTCGAAGAGCTCGATGCACGGATCGAAGAAGCCCTCGGGTTCTATCGTGCGCGTGGCGACAAGTATGTGCGTTGGAGCGATGCGGTCATCAACAACCTCCGCGCCAACGAGAACCGGCGTCGCGAGCGCCAGGGCGAGCCGAAACTCCGGAGTCGTGTCGAAGCCCGGAAGCTGCGAAAAGCTCTCGAACGAAAGCGCCGCGAGGTGGAAACGCACACCGATCGGTGGGAGAATCCGTAGCCATGAACATCGAAGATGTCCGTCATTGGCTCGCGACCGTTCACGGCGGCCTCACGGGATACATCGACCTGCGGGGGATCGACCCGGACCAGGAACGTCCCCCCCAGACTGCGTTGGTCGAGACGATCGAAGAGGCGGTCGCATGGTGTGCACGAACGGAAGGCGACGGCTGGAATCTGTATGCCGGCCTTGCCCGCCGCGGTTCGCAGCGCGACGCAGCGGGACGAATCGTGCGTGGTGAAACCAACCTGGCGGCCTGCCAGGTGCTGTGGATCGACTTGGACGAGGGCACGGTGGATGAACACCAGCAACGCCTCCGGCAGCTCCCCGTGCAGCCCACGTTGGTCATTGATTCCGGAAACGGCACGCACGCCATCTGGCAGCTGGAGCAGCCCATCGCATGCGTCTCGGCCTCGCCCTGGCCGCAACGAATGCGGTGGATCTTGCGAGGCCTCCAGGACGCAGCCGGAGGCGATCCGAGCGTCTGCGAGCCGGCGCGCATCTTTCGCGTTGCGGGAACGACGAATTACCCCAACGGCCGCAAGCGCACGGCAGGTGCGACGGTTCGGAAGTCGCAGATCCTCCAGTCGCACGGCTACCTGGCGACCATCGAGGACTTCGAAGACCTGGAGCATCGTGGGCGAGCTTTGGATCAAGACCGCCCCCAGCCGGTGGTCGGCACCAACGAACGATTGCCGGCCAACGTCGAGGTCATTCTCGACCGCGTGCCGCGCATGAAGCGGGTGTTTTTCTGCGAGGAGCGGCTGCGGGACAAGACGCCTTCGGACGAAGATTATGCGATTGCCGCAGGGCTCTGGCGTCATGCTCCGTGGCTTTGCAGCAGAGATATCGCAAGCGCAATCCGCTATCGGCGGGTGGCGCTCGCTCACCTGGTGCGCGGGTCTCACAAGACCGATGGCTACTACGCGGCGACCGTGGAGAAGGCGAAGCGTTCGGCGTTTCGAGACGACGTGGAACCCGATCCCGAGATTTCCGCGGCCCGATGGTATCAGTGGGTCGTGCGCCGCTCGCTGTTGCCCCGAGCCAAGCCCGAGCGGGTCGAACACGCGGTCCATACGACACTGCCCCGAATCTCGACGTCGCTGCTGGATCTCGACGAAACGCTGGGTGGAGGACTCTACGGCTTTGCGGCGATCGCAGGATCGAGCGGTGTCGGAAAGAGCACGATTGCGTGGAACACCGCGATGATTGCGGCCCAAGCGGGCTGGACTTCTGTCTATCTCGCGGCAGAAATGGACCCCCAAGACTACGAGCAGCGCGCGGCACGATTTCTAAATTGTCGCATTGACGAGGCACGCGATCGGATGCCTCAGCTTTTCGTGGTGAGCGACGGGCTCGACTTCGAGTCATTGATCGACGTGCTGCTCACTGTTCCAAGGGACGACACAACGCATCTGCTGATCGCGGTCGACTCCATGACAAAAGTCGCTCGCTATGCGGCGAGCCCCGAAGATCCGCGTGGCTCGTTTGTGGCACTCGCCAAGTTGGAGCGTATGTGTGAGAGCCTGGTGCGGTTTGGCCGCCGTCGCACGACCGTGATTGCGACCAGTGAGCTCAATGCGGCGCGTGAGATGTTCGGACGGAGCGGTACCTACTCAGCCAGCGTGCAGATTGCACTGGAGAGCGACAAGGATCAGCCCGATCTCATTTGGGCGCGCGTGGACAAGGGCCGATACAGCGCGAAGACCAAGAAGCTCGGGCCGTTTTGGGCCAACTGGCGTCGCCATCGACTGGAGCCACTGAGCACGCAGTCGCTTCGCTCGGCGCATGACGAGCCAGAGACCGAGCGGAGCGACAAGGAAGCTGCGGAGTGGTGGTCGTGAGGTCGTGGCACGACGCGGCGCTGCGGGCGGGAGGGCTGAAGGCATGATCGCCGCAACCCTCCGCCGTACCGCGCGGCTCGTGGACGCCCTGGCCGCGTGGCTCGAGCGGCCCCCTGGGGGCGACCGGGCCGCAGTCGAGCGCCAGGCAGCGTTCTCGTCGACCCAGATCTGCGCCCGTCGAGCACAGAGCGTGCTCCGAGACGCCGCAGGATCGCCGGAGGCGCGACTTCGGGGTCCGGCCCGACCCCAGGCCCGGGCTGAGCCGTTTTCGGGGTCTCAGGCGGAGAAAGCGCTTTTCTCGCCCGATGGCCCGTCGCCCAAGCCGCAGCGCGTCAAGCGCGTCACCCGCGTTCGACCCGGCCTCTGGGCGCTGGCCCTCGACTGCGGGTGCCTCGTCTATCGATGGGGGTCGGAGGCGGAGATGTCGGGAGCGGCGGCGTGCGAGAGGGCGTGTCGGTGAAGAGGTCTCGCCGGACGACTCTTTCCAGCGATGGCCTCCGCGAGTCCGCACTGGAGCGTGAGTTGGCCATGCAGATTCGGTTGGCTCGGCTTCCGAGTCCGCAACGCGAGTATCGGTTTCTCTCGGGTCGCCGCTTCCGCGCCGACTTCGCATTCTGCGACCGCCGTTTGCTCGTCGAGGTCGAAGGCGGACTGTTCCGGTCGCGTCGTACGGGGCGCCGGGGAGCCGGCCACACGAGCACAACGAAGATCCTTCGCGACATGGAGAAGAGCAACCTGGCCCAGCTCGCCGGCTGGCGCGTGCTGCGGGTGGCGGCCCCCCACATTCGGAACGGCCAGGCATTGGCTTGGATCGAGGAGGCGCTCAAATGACGCAGCTCACCCTCTGGGAGCAGGAGATCGCCATGGGGGAGATCTACCGCCAGCTACCGACCGTCCAGGACACGCTGGAGCGCATCGACCGTCGTGAGCGCCGGCGTGGAGGCCGGTGGCAGGAGTGCGCGCGGCTCGGGCCGGGGGAAGAGGTGATTGAGAGCCCGCGGCTGACCACGCCGAAGGGGAAAAGGAGAAGATCCGCATGACGACGACTCACATCGTGGCGCTTTCCGGCGGCAAAGACTCGTCTGCGATGGCCCTGCGCCTCGCTGAAGTCGAGCCGCGCGAATACATCTACGTCTGCACGCCGACCGGCAACGAACACGACGACATGATCGAGCACTGGAAGAGTCTCAGCGACCGATTGGGTCAGCCGATACTTCCTTTGACGGCGGGTCGCAGTTTGCAAGGGGAGATTCGTCGCCAACAGATGCTCCCCAATCACCGCGCTCGTTGGTGTACGCGCATGCTCAAGATCGAGCCCTATCAGCAATTCCTCGCCAAGTATGCGCACGAGGGTCCGGTGGTCTCTTATGTCGGGCTGCGGGCCGATGAGCCCGAGCGACCCGGTGGCATCTACGACCATCTTCCCAACGTGACGATGCGGTTTCCAATGCGCGAGTGGGGATGGGGAATCCGCGCGGTGACGGACTACTTGCGCGAACGCAACGTGACCATCCCCAAGCGCACCGATTGCCTGGGCTGCTTCTGGCAACGGCTGGGACAATGGTGGGAGCTTTGGAAGGACGCGCCGGAAGAATACGAAAAGATGGCCGCTCTGGAGCGATATGTGACCGAGCAACGAGGCAGAGTGCACACGTTTCGCTCGGAGCAACGCGATTCCTGGCCGGCGAGTCTCCATGAGCTGCGAGCGCGGTTCGAGGCGGGCGCCCGGCCGAAAGCAGCAGGGCAGGGCGAGCTGTTCGGCGGTCCCGAGCATCGTTGCCGTGTTTGCTCGCTGTGACGCCTCGGCTGCCGGCCGATCTGCGGCAGGAGCCCTGCAAGCGCTGCGGCCACGCCCGGGATCGCCACGTGGGCTACGCGTTCGCCTGCGAAGAGAAGGAATGTCGATGCGAGAGCTTCCGAACGACGTGGAGACAGCGGCGAAGCCCCCGCGCGAAGCCGGCCCGGGCGCCGCGCGCCAGTCCTGGATGCCCATGATCCTGGCCGGCCGCTGCGTCGACTGCGACTCGTTGATGCAACGCTGGGCCCGATCGCCGTGGCGCGATCGTCCCTGGCGCCGGGTGCGGACATGAAGCTGCAGGGCGCCGTCCACCCGCCCGATGATCTCCGCCACGAGCCGTGCACCCACTGCGACCATCCGCGCTATCGCCACATCGGATATGCGTTCGCCTGTGAGCTGGAGGGATGCCGCTGCGATGCCTTTCGGATGCGTTGGCGACCACGACGTCGACTCGACACGCGCCGACCGAATCACGAGACGACCGACCGGAGGAGGGGGTGATGGAGCAGACGATTGTGATGACGATTGCCGGCGAATGCGACGACTGCGGCTGCCCGATCCGCCGCTGGGCGCAGGCTCGAGGCCGTCGGCGCCGCCCGGCCCGTTGCGCCCGGTGCACGGCGCTCCAGTTCGGTCCGATCGTCGACCCTCCGCCCCCGGCCCAGCCCGCCCGGTCGCGCCGCATCACCTCGGTCGAGGCCGCGCGGCTCGCACACGTGTCGAGCGAGGCCATCCGCCTGCGGTGCCGCCGGGGTTCGTTTGCGACGGCTCGCCGGGACGAAGCCGGCCACTGGACGGTGGAGCGCGGTGAGGTCGAGGACTGGATGGACAGTCAACGCGCCTAGCGGCGCACGGAGAAGACAAACATTCGCCGCGGATGGGCCGCGGTGAGCAACGAGAGCGGGAACGAAGGAGACGCACATGGAGATACATAGCTCGTATTCGACGCTTAGAAAGCTCGCAAGACAGATCTGGGAGAAGCTCGAAACCGTGGACACAACCGCTGTCAGTGAGCTTGCGACCGCGATTCGCCAAACACGGCGTGCTGACATTGCTGTGCATTTTGCCGCATGGGTGTTGATTCACGAGCAGATGCGCCACAGCCGCGGACTCCGAGCACGATCCCGGCGGGGGACCGACACGACGAGTGACATCCCGACGTCAGAGGATGCGTTGGCGGACGATCTGGATGTGGTCGTTCGCTGGCGGGTCGGCGCGTGGCCGCTCCGGAGCGGTCGTCCGCTCCACGACGCGACCGAACAAGAGCTGCGCGCGCAGATTGATCTCCACCGAAAGAACGAGACGGGCAATCGACTGGCCGCAGAGTTTCACGAGCGCATTCTTGAAGAACGCAAGAAAAGGCGTTCGCGGCCGAGCGATCCGTGCTCCAAGACGCTGTGCGAGGAAGACTTCGATGCGATCTATCGTGAGGTCTACGGCGAGGAGGCAGCATGACACGGCGACCCGATGGGAGAGAGGGACTGACAACGCGCGTCTACAAATACGGACTGCCCGCGCTCTCAGAGACCAAGTGGCAGGACAAGGCCGACACGATCGAGAAGGCGCGTCACCAGCTCAGGCTGGGCCACACGTATCGCAACAAACTCGTAGAGATCGAACGTGCCCGTCGCCAGGCCTATCATGACGCGCTCGCCGACTGCGACTCGGACGTTGCCCTTGCATGGAAAGAAGTCCGGGAGTTGGAGGAACAGCTCGAGCTGGTACGCGATGCGATTCAGTCTGAGCGTTCGGGCATTCGGCGTCGCAAGCAACGTCCCGATGGAAAGGACGATACCGACCGGATCCGGGCTGAGCTCGCGCGGGCGTGGGAGCACCTCCGAGATCGGGAGAAGTCGGCGCGCAAGACGGATTCCGCGAAGGATCGGCTCCGCGAGGTGGAGGAGATCGCACGGAAGGCGGCGAAGGACGTTTACGGCGACTACGGCACGCAGGGGCTCTACTGGGGCACGCGCTGTGCATGGATGCGGGTGGCAAAGGATCAGTTTCGCAAGGGCCCGCCGCCGCGATACAGAAGATTCGATGGGTCGGGTAGCCTGTCTGTGCAGTTGCAGTCTCGGGGCGAGCGAAACGGCTACAGCATGTCGGACATCTTGGGCGACGGGGAGGATGCGCGCGCGGCTCGGAGACTCGTGCAGCTCGACCTCGATTCCGCTCCGCGTCGTCAGGGTCGGAGGTATGGCACCCTCCGTCTGCGAGTCGGATCGGAGGGGCGAGATCCTGTATTCGCAATCTGGCCGCTTGTCTGGCACCGGGACATTCCTCTCGAAGCGCGGGTGAAGTGGGTGCGCGTGGTATCGTGCCGAGTGGCCGGTCATGTGCGGTGGCATGTGTGTTTCGAGGTGGAGATGCCCGCGACGTGGTGCGCGGAGACGTGTGGCCGTGGTCGTGTGGCCGTCGATCTCGGGTGGCGCCGGGCCGTAGCCGACGATGCAGTGACCGTCGAAGTCGCACGATGGCAGGGAGATGATGGCGGGTCCGGGACAGTGGTCGTCCCACCCGGGGTGGTTGGGCAGCTTGCGAAGGCCGCAGAGCTGCGCTCATTGCGGGATGACCACTTCAACGCGGCGCTGGACGCGCTTGCGGCGATGCTCCGCCACGCGAAGCTGTCGGAGGAGCATAGGAAGCGGGTGGCACACATGGGGCGATGGAGGTCGCCCCGGAGGCTGGTCGGACTGTCGCGATGGTGGAGCCAGAATCTTCTCGGAGACGACGATGCGATCGCCGCCTATCTTGCCTCCTACGTGAGGCGGGACTATCACCTCTGGGAGTGGGAGGCCAACGCGCGGCGCAAGGCAATCGAACGTCGCGAGCATGTGTTTCGCAATGTGGCGGCGACACTGGCGCGTCGCTATGGGACCGTGATCATGGACGACTTGGACTTGCGCCAGATGGCGAAACGGCCGGCTCCCGAGAGCGACCGCTATGAAGAGAGATCAGATGTGAGTCAGAGTCAACGAACCGTGGCTGCTCCGGGCGAGCTCCGGGAGGCGATCGTGTGGGCGTTCCGAGCGCGAGGGGGTACCGCGGAGCCGGCCCAGGCGGGCCAATCTCTGGAGTCCATGCTCGGGGCGAGCGGTGGGGTCTGTCAGGACGAGGCGGCGACCGCTCGCACGTCGAAAAAAACTGGTCTGGAGCGAGGATAGCCGATAAGGTGCGAGCGCAGGATGGAGAAGGAATGGTGCGGCGTGGGAGATCGACGGCACCACTCGCGAGTGGTCTCAAAACGTGTCTGGAGCCGGGGAGTTACACCGCCCGGGGCGCAAAGCCAGTGCAGGGGCTTCGTACTTGCAACTGCTCGAGAGTCGCCTCGTGGATGCGCCGCTCGAGGGGGCGCAAAGCCAGTGCAGGGGCTTCGTACTTGCAACGCGAGCGGGGCGAGGCAACCCTCGAGCTCGGAGAGGGCGCAAAGCCAGTGCAGGGGCTTCGTACTTGCAACGTGCGCCGGCGCCGGCGGAGCTGTTCGCGGAAGGCGGGGAGGCGCAAAGCCAGTGCAGGGGCTTCGTACTTGCAACCTCCATCGCACGACCGGCGACAAGACGCGGCTGAAGACGGCGCAAAGCCAGTGCAGGGGCTTCGTACTTGCAACCGGCGGGCGCGCTCGAGCGTGCGCTGGGAGACGCCCGGCGCAAAGCCAGTGCAGGGGCTTCGTACTTGCAACAGGACGTAGGGAGGGCGCTCTTCGGGGAGACGGTCGGCGGCGCAAAGCCAGTGCAAGGGCTTCGTACTTGCAACTCCCCGGCCAGCGCCGCCTCGACGCGCGCAGCGACCGGCGCAAAGCCAGTGCAGGGGCTTCGTACTTGCAACGCGAGTCCTACGAGGCGATCGAGCGCGGCGTCAAGGGCGCAAAGCCAGTGCAGGGGCTTCGTACTTGCAACATACAGCCGAGTCGAGGAAGGGGGGCTGCGCACGTACGGCGCAAAGCCAGTGCAGGGGCTTCGTACTTGCAACAGAACCTTGAATCGCATCGGTGTATCTCCTCTACTTGGCGCAAAGGGAGTCGATGCGCAAGCGCATCACCCAGCCCGAGCTGTTAGAGCTGGGCTACTCGTCCGCGCGACGCACGGTGATGTTTACGATCGGAGAGGCTGCGGCGGTGCGGGGGAAGGGGCCCTACCGCAGCCTGTACGACGCGTTCAAGGCTCACGAGCAGGAGAAGGCGCGGGCGGCGGGGCGAGAGATCCGGCCAAGCAGCAAGATCCCGCGGACGAATCCCGAAGCCTACATGGCCAAGGGCCAGATCCACCGGCGGGCGCAGAGGAAGGTCGAGAAGCGAATGTTGAAGGACCTCTGGCAGGCTTGGCGGCGGACCAATGTAGCAGTGTGACCCAGGCGGGCGGTGTCCGCCTCGGCGGCCCCGGCGACCAGATCGGGCATGTTGCCCAACCCGCATGCGTCGCCGGGGCCGCCCTCCCTTCAACCCGGAGGAAGGACAACCATGGACCTACCCAAGAAGCTCAATGGGGCCGACATCGACCTCTTGCTGGACGGCACTGCCTGGCCCGAGAAAATCGTCGTGACGAAATGTGTGATCTGGCTTCGACGGGATCGGCACGTCGCATGGCTGCGGATCGTGTGCTGGGAGTTGGAGGCCGTGCCCGCGATCGTCTCTAGGACCGTGGGCCACATGCTGAGCCTCGATGCTGGAGAATCCTATCCGCAAGGGCGTCGCTTTGGCGATGACGAGGTGGAAGTGGAAACGAGCAACATCAATTACGGCTCGGAGATCGTCGTGCGCGGAGATTCGAGGGTCACATTGAACGCGACGCTGGACGTCTACCGGCTAAAACTGTCCGTGCCGATCAAGTGCGTCGAGATCGAGACGGTGGCGACCGATGAACGATGGGATCGACCCTCCTGGGAGTCGCATGACAAAGAGCTGTTCGGCCTGTTCGGCGTGCCGAACATCGCGCGGACGCAGAGGACGGCGCTCGAGGATCACCGGGTTCTGCACACGTTCAAGTGGCTTCCGCGAGAGCCAGCCAAATGAGCAACGAACCCAGGATGAATCCCATGTCGGTTTTTCAGGTCGCCCGCCAGCTCGGGGTCTCTGAGGAGCGGATCCGCCAATTCCTTCGCCAAGGCCGCCTGCCGAATGCCTGGCGGCGCGGCCGCCGCGGCTGGTGGCGGATACCGCGGGCCGACGTCGACGCCCTGATCGCCCAGCGTTCCACGGGCCGCACCGGCGAAACCACAAGGCCCTCTTGACGCCGAGCGGCCGGGAGAGAGATCCTGGGGGCCTTTCCGAGCGGGGTGTTGGCGCACCGACCCCTGCTCTCCCCTGCCCCGGGCCAGGTCGGTCTCCGCCTGGCTCGGGGCCACCGCCCGGCCCTCCGCCTACTCCACGCAGGCGAAGATCACCTCTTGCGTCACGCAGTAGGAGTCCACGCACAGCACCTGCACGGGCTCGGCCGTCCGCCCGTGCATCCGACAGCCCCGCTGGGCCTCGGCCCTCACGACGTTTGCATTGTTTCCCCGGACTCGGACCCGCACCTGGTCCTCGCGCAGCTCGTGGATCCAGGCGTGGGTGGCGCAGCCCGACAGCACAAGCAAGACGACCAGCGGGACGATCCGTACCATGACACCTCCCTACATCCGACCGAGCAGCGAGCCCAGCGCCCCGGCCGCCTGGGCCTCGGCCTGCGCGCCGCGTCGGTCGTAGCCGCGGGTGGTCTGGAGCTGGGCGTGGCCGGCGAGCCGCGAGACCACCGCGAGGTCAGCGCCCGCCTCGAGGAGAGACGTGACGAACGTCCGGCGCAGGTCGTGGGGGGCCAACGGATCGAGCCCCGCCTGCCGGGCGCGGCGCGCCACGATCTCGCGGACCGCGCTCGTCGAGAGCCTGCGGCGGGTGGCGCGGCCCCCCCGGTCGAGGGCCACAAACACTGGCCCCTCGCCCCGGCCGCGGACCGCCCACCAGGCCTCCAGCGCCCGCATGGCCGCCTCCGGCAGGTAGGCCCGCCTCTCCCGGCCGCCCTTGCCCCGAACCCGGCACGTCCCGGCCTCCGCGTCCAGGTCCGCCAGGTCCAATCCCACCACCTCGGCCCGGCGCATCCCGCTGGCCGCGAGCACGAGGAACAACGCCCGGTCGCGAACTCCCGCCACCCCCCCCGCCTGCCGGCAGGCCTGGCCGAGCCGCGCCAACTCGTCGGGCTCCAGCGCCCGGCCCCGGGCCATGCGCTCGCCGCGGACCGGCGGGAGGTCCACGGCCCGCTCGTAGTCCTCCCGGTCCATGAGCTCGGCCCGCCAGCACTCGCGCAGCACCCCGCGCAGGGCGGCCAGATGGAGGCGGGCGGTGGCCGGCGCGTAGCGCTCCACAAGTCGGGCGCGCAAGGCCAGCGTGTGGGGGCGACGCAGGCGATGCCAGGGCAGGGCCAGCGCGCTCTCCTCGCCTCCCATGCACGCCAGGCGATTGAGGCAACCGAGCATGGTCCGGCGGCTGCGGGGGGCCAGCCGGGCCAGGTAGAGGGCCACCGGATCCACCTGCGGCTCGGTCCGCTCCGGCGGCAGGATCTCGACGACCCGTCCGACGCCCGGGGCGTTGGCCATGTCGCCTGTGTAGTAGATCTCAGTTCCGGGCTGCAGGTCGGAATCGGATACCATCGTCTGTCTCCTCCTGTGGCCAGAATCGCGGGCTGGCCTACTGATCGGCTGTACGGTGCATGGACTGGAGCACCGCCTGCGGGCTCGCCCCCGCTCGCTCCAGAATGTCCAGCAACGCCCACTCGGCCGTGACCGACACCGACTCCAGGTCCCGGCGCAGGCGCCCAGTATCCACCTCGTACACGCCGCAGGCCGCCGCGAGCCCCTCCGGGTCGGCCAACAACACGCGCGGCGGGAGCTCCGGAGCCAGCCCCTCCACCACCCGCACGGCCCCCGCCCGGACCGCCCGGCAGAGCGCGCCGGCCTCGGCCTCGCCCCAGCCGAGCTCCGCCAGCTCCTGAGCGCCTCGCACGAGGCCGGCGTACCAACGCTCGAGGTCGCGGCGCATCACCTGGTGGAGGGTCAGGCCGCCGCGGGCCCGGCAGCCGAGCTCGGCCTCGAGGGCGGGGGAGACGCGGACGGACAGCGAGCGATCGTAGCGGCGGTCCATGCCGTGCCTCCCTAGGCGAACGTCAGTGCGACGGCGAGCACGAGGAACACGAACGCCAAGGAAGCCAGCCCCTCGATGATCGCCACCATGGAACCCATGATGTGTCTCCTCTCGCCCTGCCTCGTCCGTCCCAGGAAGGGCAACCCCGGGAGACGCCCCGGTGGACGTTTCGGCTAGCCCTGCGGAGGAATCGAGTAGTTGGAAATCCGCCGCCGCATGCGACCGCCCTTCCGCCCCTTGCTCTCGGACTCCAGGGTCACCGAGTGGACCCGACCGGTCCGTGTTAGACGCCGCAGCACCCGAGCGACCTCGGCTTGGCGCAGTCCACTTCGCTGTGCGACGGTGCGCGCCGAGGTCCCGTAGTGGTTGATGTCTTCGCGGACCGCGAAGGACTCGTCGGCCTTCAGGATCTCAAGGATCTTGGTCTCGGTTTCCGTCATCGTCTTGCCTCCTAGGTTTATGCCCACATATGTATGCAGACGCCATGCCATCCTGTAGAGGCCGGAGGATGGCCGAGAGGGCCGTTGGGACGTGTCACGTGGAACGAAAGTGCCCAGGAGTGGAAGCGTACTCCACACGCTCTGCAACTGGCCGAGAATCCTGGAGTTTTGGGCGCGGGAAAACCGCCCCAGGTGGAAGGAAACTACCCACGGTCCTCAGGAGGTCCGTCGGGAGCCCGAGGCCTGGCAAGCCCCCAGAATGCCTCAGGATCGTCGATCGGCCGCGGAAAGGAACTCAAGGTCGGGCAGAGAGCCGAACGGCAAAGAGGGAAGCGTTCGGTAGGGGAGGTGGGGAATAGAGGGCTGGGAGGGCTCTCGCCTCGTGCTCTCCGCGAGGGCAGCCCGCGCCCGCAGCCTCAGGCTGCACCTGCAACATTCGGCTGCAGGGTGAAACCCCTGCAACATCAGGCTGCATCGAGGCCTGCGCAAACCATGATTTGCGACAGCTATCCCCCCCCGGTGCCCCCCGTGGTCCCTGGGGGACCCCCTGGGCGGACGCAGGCGGCTCCGATCGAGCGGCGACCTGCTCTCACTCCACACCCACCAACCCTACAGGCCGCCTCCGCCTTCGTGCCGGTTCACGCCGGGCAAGCCTGCCCCGACGTGTCGAGTGGCGACGTCGTTGGCACCAGGCCGGGCTGGGTGGGTATCCGGACCGCAGAGAACCCGTTGCGCTCCGACAATGAGCTGCTGGATGCAACACCCCCCTCACGTCCGTGTAGATCGCGGTCTTACGGCTCTCGCTATATGGGGTCGCCTGCCAGTCGGGGACTACGCTACGCCGTCTGTATGCCGAGCGGACCCTGGGCGCAGATCGTCTCCGAATTGCCGGCTTGCCGTGGTAGCGGCCTCGGGCTGCAGATTGCTCTGCAGCGCACCGGAGGGGTTGGAGGGGTGGGCGGGCAGATGTGCCGGCGCCCCATGCTCGGCTCCTTGGACCCCTGCGGCCCGGCAGGCGCTGGACGGGCCAGCGCGGCCGAATCGCGAGAGAGCTTCGACTCGCTCAGGCGACACGGAGCCTTCTATAGCACCTCGCGCTGCGAGTGGACAAGGCATCGCACACGGGCGGCAGGTGGCCTGTCCCGACGCCCCACGAGAGGGGCGGCTGTCTCCGTGCCGATCCGAACACCATGCCAGGGGCCGACGAGCAAGCCGCTCGCAGGCGACGTTTTGCCGGGAGGTTGACAAAAATTGCCGTTTTTGGGTAAATTCGTTCCGTCCCCCTCGGAGGGAGTCTCTTGAGAGAGTCGACGAGCCCGTGGGCGTTGGGTGTCCTCCAGCTAGCAGCGTTGGTCGGGGCGGTCTGGTGGCTGGGCCTCGCGGGGCTCCTTGTGTTCTTCGCCGGCTACGTCCTGGGCTTTACGGGGGCTCGGGCGCAAGGCGAGGATCTGGCAGCTCGCCGGCAGACCTCTTCGGGCCATTTTCGCATGGCTCGCGCCGCTCGTGTCCTGTCGGAGGAGCAAGCGGCCCACCGGCGGTTTCGCTCGCGAGCCGTCCGCCGAAGGGACGGGTAGCGGTGCTGCGCTCCGCCGAGCACGCGATGGACACGCTGGTCGAGCTCCGCAGCCTGCGCGAAGGTCGGAGTGTCGACCTTGCCGTCCGCGGCAAGCGTCGGGCCGCCCACTGCTCGGCAAGCCCCACCCACCGCCGGGCTCGCTGGCAGCAGCCGGCCCGTTCGCGCGATGGCCGCCGGCCCGGGGCGTCGGTCCTCGTCTGCGACCGCTGCGAGCGGGTCTGGCCGATGGTGGAAGAGGCCTTGCCGCTCGGCACGCTCGCCCGGGGCCACCGGGTGCGTGCGGGACCCGACGCGAGGACGGCGGGCGGCTGGGGCCGCGACTGGCGGGTGGCGCGCGGCGATCGGCCGCGCCGCGGGAGTCCCTCGGCCTGGGACCTGTGGGCGGATCTCGAGACGGCCGTCGCCCAGCTCGAGGGCTGCCGGCCGCGCGGCTGCCTGCGGCCGTTGGGCGCCGAGCCCCGCCACGTGCTGGAGCTCGATGCCCTCGTGCGGAACCTGGGGATTCGCCGCCATCCGCGGTCGCAGTGGAGCCCGGGGCTCCGCTCGTGGCTCGACGCGCTCGAGCCGCGGGACTGGCGGGGGGCGGTGGAGACCTGGCTGGGGACGGGCGACGACCGGAGCCAGGTGCAGGTGGCGCAGCGCTTGGCCCCCCACGGCTCCTGGAGCGTCCGCGCCCTGGCCGGCTACCGGCGGCTGGGGCTCCGGGCGTTGACCGAGATCCTGGAGGAGCGGGGGATGCTCGTGGAGGCCGTGGCGTGACCCGCCTCGATCGCGCGGCGTGGGTGGAGATCGAAAAGCTGTCGCTGGACCAGATCGAAACGCGGGTGGCGGCCGGGGCGCTCCCGCAATACGTCAGCCCGCGGAGCGCGTCCCAGGTCCTGCCGATCCACATGGACCGTCTGTACGAAGAGGTGTCCTGCGGCCAGATCCGGGCGGCGAAGATCGGCAACAACGGATCCGGCCACCGCTGGCGTATTCCGCTCACCGACCTGGTGCGGTGGTGGCGGGCCCAGTTCAACGTCGACTCCGACGCGTAATGTTGCCCCACGACGCCCCGCCACGCCCACAGACGCCCCACCATGCCCTTGACGTGGGCTGGGCCGCGGCGTATTCGGCATACCGTGGACGAAGTGCGCGTGGGGAGCGCTCCGAAGGAAGCCCCGGGAGCGACTCGCCGCAACCGCAAGTGGAAGTGGGATCCGGTCCTTGCCAACCGGGTGCTGCTCCTGATCGCCCGGGGGTTGACGCTGGTCGGAGCGGCCCGCCGCGCCTCGACGCCCGAACGCAAGCTGACCGACGCCGAGATCCGCTGGTGGGCGGTCAAGGACTTCGAGGGGTTTGCCGACGAGCTGGCCGAGGCGCGGGTCCAGCAGCAGCACGCGCGGATCGACAGCGTGCACGAAGAGGGCCGCGCGCTCATGGCGCTGGCCAAGGGCAAGACGCGGCGCGTGCCGAAGGGCGACCTCAAGGCCCAGAAGCGGCAGATCAACGAGGACGCGCGCCTCATCCAGGCCCGGGCGCAAGCCTTCCGCGAGTACCGCGAGTCGGTTCACTGGCAGGCGCAGCGCTTTGCGGCCAAGGACTTCTGGCTGAACGCGCAGAAGGGAGCCGAGACGGCCCTGGAGCTTCCGTTCGATGTCGATGCCGAGCTCATCGAGCGCCTCGACCGGGTTCTGGAAAGCCTGGCTGGGCGAGCTGGCGACGCTCCCCCGGCGCAAGAGACACGCGGCGCTCCGAAGCCTCCCGTTCACTGACAAGCTCCGGTTGCTCTACGCCTGGGAGCTCTATGCGCGCGACGACCAGCTTCCGCCGGCCGGCGGGTGGCGTGTCTGGTACATGGAGGCCGGAAGGCGGGCGGGCAAGACGCGCGCGGCCAGCGAGTGGATCCACCGGCGGGTCGAGCGGCGCGAGGCGCAGCGCATCGGGCTTCTCGGACGGACGCCGGCCGACGTGCGGGATGTGATGATCGAAGGCGAGTCCGGGCTGCTCGCCACCGCCAAGCCCTGGTTCAAGCCCTACTACGAGCCGACGCGCCGGCGCGTGACGTGGCCGCGGCCCCGGGCGCGGGCGGGCTCCGCGCGGATCGTGGTGGGCGGCGAGGCCGCGACGGCCCGCGGCTTCTCCGCACAGCAGCCCGAGGAGCCGCGCGGCCACCAGCACGACACGGCGTGGATCGACGAGGTAGCGGCGTTTCCCGGGCCGGAGGCCGTCGACAACCTGCTGATGGGGCTTTCCGGGGGGCGCGACGCGCGGGCCGTCGCCACATCCACCCCCCGGCCGGTCGGCTGGCTGCGCGAGTTTCGGAGCCGCGAGGGCGTGGTCATCACCAAGGCCACGACCTACGACAACCTCCACAACCTGGGAGCTGGCTACCAGGAGGTGGTCGCACGCTACAAGGGAACGCGGCTCGAGAAGCAGGAGCTGCTGGGCGAGTTTCTGGAGGGCGTGGAAGGGGCGCTTGTCCAGTACGAGGAGATCGCGCGGACACGGGTCGAGGTCCCCTCCAAGCTCCAGCGGGTGGTGGTGGGGGTCGATCCGGCGGCCAGCACGGGGCAGCGGGCCGACGAGACGGGGATCGCCGTCGCCGGCCTGGGCTTCGATGGCCATGTCTACCTGCTGCGGGATGCCAGCGCCAAGCTCGCGCCGAGCGCGTGGGCCGAGCGGGTCTGCCAGCTTTTCGCCGAGTACGACGCCGATCGGGTGGTGGCCGAGAAGAACATGGGCGGCGACATGGTGCGGCAGACGCTTCAGACGCAGAACGAGGCGCTCCCCGTCAAGCTCGTGACGGCCACCCGGGGCAAGACGGTGCGCGCCGAGCCCGTGGCCGCCCTCTATGCCCAGAACCGCGCCCACCATGTGGGCGAGTATCCGGAGCTCGAGGACCAGATGCTGGGATTCTCCTTCGCCGGCTACGGCCGCAGCGGCTCGCCCGACCGGGCCGAAGCCTGGATCTGGGCGGTCCACGAGCTGGTGTTTGCCCGCCGCGGCCTCGGCCGCCTCACGTGGGGCCGGTAGGTGAGCAACGGCCACGTCGGCCTCGGAGAGCTCCGCGCACTGAGCCAGGCGGCCGACGTCTTGATCGATCGCAAGAACTTTGCGGCCATTGCGGGCAAAACGTTTGGCGGCGAGCGCGATCTCTTTCGCACAGGCGGCTACAAGCGCACGCTGCGCTTCGAGGACTTTCGGTCCCGCTACTGCCGCAACGGTTTGGCCAAGCGGATCGTCGATGCTCCGGCCCGCGCCACGTGGCGGAAGTTTCCGGAGCTGGTCGATGCGCCGGAGACCGGAGCCGAGACCGCCTTTGTCCGGGCCTGGCGCGACCTGGCCCGACGGCTGGATCTCGGCAAGCGCTTCGAGCAGGCGGATCGCCTTGCGGGGCTCGGCGAGTTCGCGGTGCTCCTGCTCGGCGTGCGCGACGGCCGGTCGCTGGCCGAGCCGCTCCCCGGCCGCCTGCGCGAAGCCCGGAATCTGCTGTTCGTCCGGGCGTTCGGCGAGGACTGTGTCCGCATCCACCGCCGGGTCCGGGACCGGCGCGATCCGCGCTTCGGCCTACCCGAGACCTACCACCTTGATCTCGCGGACGTGGGAGAGCGCGCCGTTCGCACGCGCACCGTCCCCGTCCACCACAGCCGGGTAATCCATGTGGCGGAGGACGCGCTGGAGGACGACGTGCGGGGCACGCCGCGCCTTCAGCCCGTGTGGAATTTGCTCGACGATCTGGACAAGGTGGTGATCTCGGCCGGCGAGAGCGCGTGGCTGACCCACGATCGCGGCATTGCCATCGAGCTCGACAAGGACGCGGACCTCGACAAGGACAACCTCGAGGCGCTCGACGACGAGGTGAAGCGCTACGTCCACAACCTCCAGCGATATCTGCGGCTGGCCGGAGGGCGGGCCAATGTGCTCGGGTCCGAGGCGATCGACCCGAGGGGCTCCTTTGAAGTGATCCTCAGCCTGATCGCTGGGGCGACCGGGATCCCGCAGAGGATTCTTCTGGGCTCGGAGCGCGGCCAGCTCGCGTCGAGCCAGGACCGGGCCAACTTCGCCGATCGGATCGCCGAGCGGCAGGTGGGATTTGCCGAGCCCTGTGTGCTGCGTCCGTTCGTGGCGCGGGCCGTGGACCTCGGGGTGCTCCCTCCGCCGCAGTCCGACGAGTTCGAGGTGGCCTGGGGCGGGCTCGACACGCTCGGGCTCTCCGAGCTCTCGGGCATCATGCAGCGCATCTCGCGGGCCGCCGCGGGGTTTGCACAGGCCACGGGCCGGGCGCCGCTCGCCCAGAGCGAATGGCGGCGCATGTTCCGTCTGCCGGAGGAGAAGCCGGACGCATGAGCGTGCGACGACTTGCGACGCCCGCTCCCTGGCTCGTGGCGGACGTTGAAAAGGCAGTAGAAATGCGTCCGTGGGAGAGCGGCCGCTCCATCGAGACTTCGGGCTTTGCCGTCGTCCGCATGGGGACGGACGGACCAAAGATCATCGAGCGTCCCACCAAGCGCGGCGTGGCCTGCGAGACCGCTCGGCAAAGAGCCCGGGAGGCGCCTGGAACGACGATCGGCGTCTATCGGGTGCACCGCGATGAGTCCGAAGAGGTCGCCTACGAGCCGATCGGCGCTTGGAATGCGGCGCCCGACGGCCTCGCCACGCTTCGGGGCGAGGTGGCGACCGACCGCATCCGCCGCGAGACGTTCGGGGGCGAGGAGCACGTGGTGCTGCCTGTGGTGGCGATGGTCGAGGGCGTCCACCACGCGAGCAATAGCCCGGTGCCCACGCTCTGGCTGGCCGAGGAGTTTTTGGCGCCGCCCGAGGCGTGGAACGGGCGGCCCGTGACGTTCCGCCATCCCGAGATCGATGGGATCAAGGTCTCGGCGAACGACCGGGCGATTGCCGATCGGGTGGAGATCGGCCGCGTCTTCCACGCCCGGGGCGAGAACGGAAAGCTGCTGGCCGATCTCTTCATCAATCTGCGGAAGGCGGAAGAGGCCGAGGCGCGGGCGACGATCGAGGCCGTCGAGCGCGGCGAGCGGACCGAGGTGTCGGTCGGCGCCTGGACGCAGCGGGCGGAGGCCCACGGCACGTTCGGGGGCGAGCCCTACGAGGCGATCGAGCGCGGCGTCAAGCCCGACCACATCGCGATTCTGGGCCCGGACGAGATGGGCGCCTGCTCGTGGGAGGACGGGTGCGGAACGCCGCGCGCCGCGCTCCAGGCGGCAGTCCGGAGCGAGGCGCGGAGGCCGACGTTCGACGGGACCGAGACCACCGAGTGGACGGCGCCCTCGCTCGCGGACTACGTCGAGGCGCTCTTCGAGGGCGACGACCCGCCGACCTCGGTCGACGCGCTCTCTTCGGATCTCAAGCGTCGGATCGCGAGCCACACGCTGTTGGGCGAGGCCGAGGCCGACGACTTCCGAAATCTCTCGTTCTTCCCCGTCGTGCGCCCAAGCACCGGCCGCCTCAATCGCAACGCGCTCCAGGCGGTGCTCGGCGGCCGTGGGTCCCAAGCGGACATTCCCCAAGCCGCCCGCGACTCGGCGCAGGCGATGGCCCGGCGGCTGCTGGAGAGCGAGTTCGGGGACGAGCCCGAGAGCCAAACCCAACGGAGAAAGGAAATGAGCGTGGAAAGAAAAAAGCGTTTGCGCGCGTGCGGGGAGAACCTCGCGCGACTGCTGAACGAGCGGCTCGACGAACTGGCCGACGGGGACGACGACCGTCGTGGCGAGTTGATCCAGGAAATGGCCGACAACTCGGGGGAGGCGCGTGGCGTTGGAACCATCTCGGTCAGCACCGTCAACCAGATTCTGCGCGGCGAGATCGACTGCCCTCCGGTTCCGCGTCTCGAGGGCTTCGCTCGCGTCCTGGATCTCACACAGGAGCGGATCTTTGGGGCGGCCGAAGCCGACGGGTGTGCCGTTGCCGACGCGTCGCAGAACGTGGAGGCGCTGATCGCCCATCCGCTGCTCGAGCTGGAAGACGCCGATCGAATGTGGCTCTCGAAGATTCCGACCGAACGACGCGCAGCGCTGCTGCCCAACTGTCGATGCAAGAGCCAGGCGGTGCGTCCCGACAAGGAGGTTCTCATGAGCCGAAACGACCTCGAGGCGGCAGCCGAGCGGCTGGGCTTGCGGGTTTACGACGCCACGGTCCAGACGCTCTCGGCCGACGATCGTCGGATCCTGGACGAGGCAAAGGCCGAGCGGCAGGCGCGCCACGCGGCGCTCGTCCAAAAGGTCGAGGCGGCCGAGGGATCGCCCTGGTCGCGCGAGGAGCTCGAGGCCATGGAGATCGCGCAGCTCCAGAAGCTCGTGGCCGCCATGAAGCTCGACGAGCCGCCGGCCGATTTCGCGGCGAACGCCGTGCCGCCCGACGAGGAGGCTGTGCCCGCCACGCTCAGCCTGCGCGATCAGATCCGCAACCGGCGCGAGGCCCGGGCCTAGCCCGGGGCGCGCGAAGGAGGAAGTCCTGTGGGAAGCCAGAACGTCATCGTCCTCCGGGGCGACCCGACCCTCGACGACACCCAGACGGCCGCCGAGACCATCACGCCCGGCCACCTCGTGGCCTTCGACGGCTCGGGCAACATCGTCAAGCACTCGGTGGCGGCGGGCAACGCCCAGAAGCTGTTCGCGGCCAACCTGCCGGAGCGCAACCAGGCGATCGGCGACGCGTTCTCCACGAACGATCGCGTCCGGCTCGTCCGCGCCCACGGCGGGGTTCGCATCCACGCCCTGGTCGCCGCGGCCGCCGCCGCCATCGCCAAGGGGGCGCCCGTCGAGTCGGCGGGCGACGGTACGGTCCGAGCGCTGGCCTCGAGCGCGGCGACGAGCGAAGCCCAGCGGGATTCGGTGGTCGGCTATGCCGCCGAGGCCGTCGACAACTCGGGGGGTGGCGCGGAGGCGCGCATCGCCATCGACATCGCGTAGCGACCGTCGCTGCGCGTTCTTTCCTCTCGGCCTTCTCGCTTGCGCGGGGGGGCCGTTTTCGTAGGAGCCACGATCATGACGCCGATCCAGACTCCCCCGCAGATGATCCACAGCGCCTCTCCCGGCCTGTGGGCGGGCCAGCGGTTCCGCCAGGCCGGGCTTTCGAGCGCCGCCCTGCGGACCAACGACGTCCTTCGCAAGGACGAGTGGCAGAGGCTCGACGAGACGCTGGTCCGCGAAGGACTCCAGCGGCTTGTGGCGTTCGCCGACGTGCTGGAAGCCGGGCTGGTGCTGCCCGTCGACAACCCGCTGGGCGTGACCGAGATCCAGGTGGAGCAGGTCTCCGATGCGTTCGCCGCCGAGCGGTCGATGAGCGGGGTGGCCCGCACGTCGAGCGACACGCCCGACTTCCAGCGGGTGACGTTCCCCAACTTCATCACCCACGTCGACTTCGACATCGACCTTCGCCACCTGGAGGCTTCGCGCAGCCGCGGCGAGCCGCTCGACACGACGAACGCCGAGCAGGCAGCGCGGCGGGTCGCGGAGTCGCTGGAGGACGCGCTGCTCAATGGCGGCCCGACCTTCGGCGGCAACGCCTCGCCCGGCTACCGCACCCATCCCAACCGCAACACCGGGACCTTCCAGACCAACGGGGCGTGGGACCAGGCGGCGAAGACGGGCGAAGACGTGCTGGAGGACGTGCTGTTCATGATGGACGGGCTCCGCGCCGATCGGTTCTTCGGCCCCTACTGGCTCTACGTCCCGTCGAACTTCGAGCGCACGCTGGACGAGGACTTCAAGAGCAACTCGGACCTCACGGTCCGCCAGCGGCTCGAGCGGCTGGAGTCGCTGGCCGCCGTGCGGATCGCCGACCAGCTCGCGGCGAGCGAGGTGGTGCTGGTCCAGGCGACGTCGGACGTCGTGACGATCGCCGACGGCGAGGGCATCACGCCCGTCACCTGGGACCTTACCGGCGGATTCCAGACCAAGATGAAGGTCTGGGCGCTGCAGGTGCCGCTCGTGAAGAGCACGCACTCGGGCCGCAGCGGGATCTTCCATCTGTCCTAACGCCCATCGGAAGGCGAGTTTTTGAGGCTCGCCCGGAGGTCGCATGGCCAAGTACAAGTACGTGGGTCCCGAGGGACGCCACCGGCAATTCGATGAGAGCAAGAAGCGCGCCGTGGTCCTGCAGACGGGCGACGTCGTGGAGCTCACGGAGCAGCAGGCCGCGGCGTTCGCCGATCGGTTCGAGAAGGCGAGCGGCGGCTCCTCCGCTCCTGCCCCGCCCCGACCTCAGCGGATCGCGGGCACGGAGGAGTAGCGCCGGATGTCCGTGACGGCCGCCCAGGTGCAGGCGCTGACGGGCACGAGGCTCTCTCAGGACGCCATCAACGCGCTGCTCCCGGTGGCGGCCGAGATCCGCTCCGGCGACCTGGCGGGGGCCGGTCTGTCCGCCTCGCGCCTCGACGAGATCGAGAAGTGGCTCGCGGCGCACGTTGTGGCCCTGCGCGACCGGACGCTGCGCGCATCGGTCCGCGAGGCGCCCCCCGTGCGCGTCCAGATCCGATCGGCCCAGGCGCGCGATGGACTGCGCGAGACCGAGTGGGGACGCATGGCGATCGCGCTCGATACGAGCGGGACGCTCGCCCGGCTCTCGGCGCCCGCCCGAGCGGTGCTCCGCGTGCTGAGGCCGCTGGCCTAGACGGTGGGGGAGCTGGGGCGGATGGTGGCGGAGCTGCTGGAGGCGGAGGGCGAGACGTTGGCCCTGCGCGACCCGCAGGACGAAGACCACCCGGTGGCCGGCGTGCTCGTACCCGTCGACCAGCGGCTGGTGGACGGCATCACGATTCGGGCGACCGACCGCACCGCGTGGATCGCGGCGTTCGACCTGGCGGCGGGCAGCGATTGGGACGACGGGAGCTTCTGGTCCGACTTCAGCCGGTGGGCCGCCGATCCCGAGCGGCCGGAGGCCGGCCGGTGGTGGCTGGTGGAGGCGAACGTCCCCCAGCAGATTGCCCGGGTGCGAAGCCACCGCGCGGAGGGGGGCGACGTGCTCTATGAGCTGGTGGTACAGAGCGCATGACGACCGACGTTCAGGGCTTCGTCGCCGACCTCCAGCGCATCGAGCGCGACGTGCCGCTCGTCGTCCGCGACCTCCACGCCGGGGCGCTGGGCGACGCCTACGAGACGGCGGTCCGCCGGACGCCCGTCGATACCGGGGCGCTGCGGGCGGAAAACGTCCTGCTCTCGGCCGGCGCCCTGATCTTCGAGCCGGCCGGGCGCGTGGGTCCCGATCGTCGTATCCCGAGCACGCCGGGCGGCCCGTCGATCGCCGAGCCCAATGTCAGCCAGGCGCGGGCGGCCCTCCAGACCGTCGAGCCCTTCCAGCTCGACACGATCTTGAACCAACGCTTCTACGCGAGCTTCGTGCACGATGGGACCGACCAGGCGGCGCCCCGGCCCTGGCTCGCCGCGGCCCAGGACACCTACGAACAGTCGATCCGCCGGCTCTCGGTACGCGACGACCCCAGGCTGCGGTAGATGCCGACGACCTGGCCCGCGTTCGAGAGCGCGGTGCGCGCCCACGTAACGGCCCAGTTCACGGAGGTCGGGTCTCAGATCCTGTGGGAGAACGATCTGGCGCTCGGCCAAAAGCTGGGGACGGCAACGCCCGTCAACAAGCCGGGGGCCGCGAACAGCGAGTGGGTGCGGTTCTCGCTGGCCTTGGGCGACGCAAGCCTCCAGGAGATCGGCGGTCCGGGCACGCCTTCGGAGCAGACCGGCCGTCTCCAGGTGCAGGTGTTCGTTCCGATCGGATCGGGAACCAGCCGCCTCCAGGACATTGCGAATGCGCTGGGCCAGGTGCTCCAGCGGCAGCGAATCGGAGAGGCGCACTTTCGGGAGCTCGAGGTGCTGGGGCGCGGTGCGACCCCTGACAACCGCTGGTTCGGCGTCACGCTGAGCGTGCCGTTCGTATTCGACCATCTACCCGCATGAGGTGAAATCATGGGCGACGCAAGCTCTGTTCGGATCGCCATTGCCCCCGAGGCGACGTTCGGGGTGAATCCGGGAGCGGGATTCGACTTTCTCCGGTTCAACAGCGAGGCGCTGAAGCTCGCCCGTGGATTCGTTCAGAGCGGCGAGATCGACGCCAACCGCCAGCCCGCCGGCCAGGTGCCGATCAACAAGGCGGCGGAGGGTCCGATCAACGTCGAGTCGTCGCTCGTCACGCCCGTCGACATCGCGTCTCCCGGCGGAGCCACACGTGGCTTCGACCTGCTCTATGCCAGCGCCTACATGAACGACTGGACGACGATCATCAACAACGCGGAGCCCGACGTCTCCATCACCAGCGTCGTGGGCGGCACGTTCGACCTAATCGACAACGACGTGTCGGCCGATGCGTTTGCCGACGTCGTGGCGGGCCAGTGGATCGAGGTCTCGGGATTCGGGACGAACAGCACGATCTACGCGCACGTGCTGGCCAAGAACAGCGATGCGGACCTCTCCTGCGAGGGCGTCCGGTCCAATGGCGATGCGGTGACGGCCGAGGCCAACCAGGCGGTCACGGTCAAGGGATCCATGCTGCGCATTGGCAACGTCAAGCGCTCGGTGGCCATCGAAAAGCAGCGGACGGATCTCTCGCCTGTCGAGTTCTCGCTCTACACCGGGATGCGCGTCCAGAGCTGGCAGCGCACGACGAACCCCCAGGGCATCATCAGCGAGGTGTTCCAGTTCGACGGCAAGCTCCAGGACACGACGCAGGCGACGTCGACGGGCGGCTCCGAAACCGTTAAGTGGGCGACCCCCCGGCTCAATGCCGTCGATCACATCAACTGGATTATGGAAGGTGCGTTCACCGGCATCACCTCGGATCGCGTGGCGGAGATCGCCCACACCCTGAACAACCAGACGCGGCGAGACTTCGCGATTGGCGAGCAGGGGCCGCCCGACATTGGCATCGGGACGCCGACCCTCGACGGCTCGTTCAACGTCTTCATGCAGAACGCGGACCTGATCCGGCTGTACGAGGACCAGAACCTGACAAAGCTCGCCTACCTGCTGGACGACGGCACGCGCCGCCAGCTCGTGAGCTTCAAGCGGGTGCGGATCACCGATGCGACCGACCCGGCCCAGGGCAACGACCAGACGGTCCAGGCGCAGGCGAGCTGGTCGGCGGAGGCCGACAGTGCGGGAATTAGTGGTCAAATCGATAGATTTTGATCCGGTTCCCGTCTGAGCTTCTTCGGGTTGGCCAGTGCCCGTCATCCGCTGGCGTTTGTCGACCAACGCTCCCCGTCGCAAGGCCGACCCTTGGGCGGACCGGGGCAGGACTCTGGAGGATGGGACTCAACATCGCGATTGACGTGGAGCGAACCGAGTGGAAGGTGCTCGGGGACTACGACGAGCGGTTCCGCGGGATCAACGTCAAGCTCAAGTCGACTGAGTGCAAGGCCTATCGCCGACGCCAGGAGCAGCTTTCCCGGCTCAAGCCCAAGCAGCTTCGCAAGGGGTGGAGCGGGACCGAAGCGGCGCTGGCCAACGTCCGCTCGGTCACCGCCTGCCTCGAGGACTGGAAGGGTGTGGAGGATGCCGGCACCGCCATCGCCTTCGACCGGACGATGGCCGAGGAGTGGGCCGACGATCCCGACGGCGCCTTCCTCCCGTTCTTCCAGGCCGTCTACCAGGCGGCCACCGAGATGGCGGAGGCCGATCGAGAGGGCGAGGACGAGAGCCTGGGAAACTCCGAGCCGCCGTCGACTGGCTAGCCCGGCGCAGTCGGATGACGGAGGCGACGGTCAAGGCGGCCGAGAAGCACGGGGGGGATGTGGAGGACGTGCTTGGTCTGTTTCCGGATCTCGATGGCCCGGAGACTGAGGCGCTCGACTTCTACTGGAGCATTCTGCGGGCCGGGACGCCCTCCGATCGGCCGGTCGATCGCAAGGTGGCTCTCGATCTGTGGCGAGAGCTTCACCCGACGTGTGACCCCCGCCGTCTCTTTGCGGCGCTCGCCTCCATGGACGCCGCGTTCTCCTCCCGCATCCACGAGCAGCGGAGCGAGGAGATCGAGTCGGCCCGGCGCAAGGCCGAAGGCGGCCGGAGAAAGCGGCGGTAGATGCCGTCGGTCCGCCTCGATGTCGACGCTCGACCGGCCGAGCAGGGCTTTCGTCAATTCGTCCGCGGCTCAGAGCGCAGCCGCCGCGAGGCCACGCAGCTCGCCCAGGCGATGCAGCAGGTGGCCCGGGCAATGGCCGCGATCCGCGGCGGCCCCGGCGTCGGCGCGCAGACCGCGGATCTCTCCCGCCAAAACCAGGCCCTCCAGAATCAGGCGCGCGCGACCAGCCAGGTCGCGGATTCCACGCGCCGCGCGACGGCCGCGCGCCAGGACTCGACCCGAGTCCAGCAAAGACAGCTTCGCACCGCCCTCACCCTGCTCTCGACGCTAGGCGACGAGAATCGTGCGTTCGCCCAACGGGAGCGCGCGTTGATCCGGCAGCGGGAAGCTCTCGGACAGACGGTCAACGTCCAGGAAAGGCTCGTGCGGGTTCAGGAGCGGGTGCGCAACGCGGGCGGACGGATCAACGAGACCTTCTCCACTCAAGCGGTGAATGCCCGCGATTTGCGGCTGAACATGGCGGGCCTTCGCACCAACGTCGGCCAGCTCTCCCGCAGCTTCTCCGTTCTCGCCTTCGGCCCGTTGTCTGGGGTGGGCGCCCGCCTGCTCGCCGTCAACAGCCTCGTCGAAGAGACTCAAGGCGGCATGAGCCGCCTGACCAAGGGCGTGATCGCGGCCGGCGCGGCGTTTTTGGCGGTCGGAGGCTTCGTCACCGCCGTCTCCCGCGCCGCCCGTTCGCTTGATGATCTGGGCAAGCAGGCGCGTGCGGTGGGGGTGGATGTCGAGTTCTTGCAAGAGCTTCGGTTTATCGGCCTCGAGCGCGGCGTGGAGAACATCGACCGCGGCTTGGAGGCCTTCGCACGGCGGCTCTCGGAAGCGCGCCAGGGTACGGGCGAGGCGCGCGATGCGTTCGAGCGCCTCGGACTTACGCTGGAGGACCTTCAGCGGCTCGACGTGGAGAGCGCATTCCGCGAGGTCGTAGAGAGGACCGACGAGACGGTTTCGGGTGTCGAGCGCGCGGGCATCGCAGCCGATCTGTTCAGCCGGCGATTCATCCGGCTCGCCAACGTCTTGGGCGAGACCAACGCGGAGCTGGAGGACAGCAGACAGCGGTTTCGAGAGCTTGGGCTCATCATCGACCGGCAGACGGTGGCCGAGGCCGAACGCGCCACCAACCAGATGGATCTCCTGAAGGAGCAGCTGTCGGCGACGGCGCTGGCCGTGTTTGCCGACTTCACGCCGGCGTTTGAAGAGATGACAGTGCAGCTCCAGGAGGCCATCGTCTTTTTCGCCGACTTCGCCCAGATCTTTGCGGATCTCGAAAATCAAAGCCTGCGGTCGTTGCGCAACGAGATCCGCGATCTGGCCGACGAAATCGAGAGAAGGCGAGCGTTTCAAGAGGGTCGGCTTGGAACGGTGCTGGGCGGAACGGCCTTTGAGCAGGAGACTCAGGCCTTGGAGCGTCGCGCCCAGCTGCTGAGCGACGTGGCAGCGGCCGGGCGTCTGGCCCAGGAGGGCAACGAACAAGAGATTCGGCGACGCCTGGAGTTGCTGCGCGAAGAGCGCGAAGAACTCCAGGCGCAGATTGACCCCCGGCGCGAGGGGTTCGAGCGGGTCCTGGGCGGTCTGATCGGCGAGCAGGCGACGCAGGCGCGCACAAATCTGGAGCTGACGACGCAGACGATCTCGGTCTTTGAGTCGGCATTGGAGTCGTTGTCGCAGGCCGATGCCGATCTGGGTGAGTTTCGGATCACGGAAGAAAGCCGCAAGGCCCGCGACGAGATCGAAAAAACCCTGCAGAGCATCGCTCAGATTGAAGAGCAGGTGGCCGCAGGGCGCGCCGGTGGCCCTCAGGCCATCGGACGCGTGCAGGCCGAGCAGGAGGCGGAGCGCCTCGTTGGCTCTTTGTCGGACGCCGACCTTGCGCGCGTCCGGCAGAGACTCGACCTGGAGCGGGCTGCCTCGACTCAGCAGGTCACCGCGGCGCTCGCCGACCGGCTCCAGCAGGAGGAAAAGCTGGAGAGCGTCCTCCAGCGCTTGCTGAAGACGGAGCAGGGCGTGGCGCAGGCGACCGAGGCCACGACCGATGCCCGCCAGCAGCAGCTTGAGGCGTTCCAGGGTCAGCTCGCGTCCCAGACGGAGCAGGCCGCGCTCCTGCAGACCGAAGGCCGCGAGCGCGCCGTGGTCGAGGCGCGCCTTCGCACGTTCAAGGAGCTGGCGGAGGTTGAGATCGACCGGCGCCTCGAGCTCGCCCGCGTGGCCGGCGAGCAGGCCGGCGCACTCTTCGACCTGAACGAGGAGCGGCGACGCGAGCAGGAGGCACAGGAGGGGCTGGCCTCGCTTCTCGAGAATGAGGCGCAGCTTCGAGAGCGCGTCGCGGCCCAGGCGCAGGGAGGCGCTGCGGCCGTCGCCGAGGTGGAGGCGTTGCAGGAGGCCCGCGAGCTGGTGGGCCAGCTGTCGGAGGAGCAACAGGAAGCGATTACCCAGGGCACACAGCTGGAAGGGCTTGTGGGCGACGATCTGGTGGCGGCCGTGGCCGACGTGATCCAAGAGCAGGAGACGCTCAACGATCGGCTGCGCCAGTCCAACGATGCGGGCCGGGCGTTCGAGGAGGCGTTGATCCAAGCCGCGCGAAACATTCAGACGGCCTTCGCCGACACGTTCCTCGAGATCTTCGACAATGGGATCGACGGGTTTGGCGGGTTCGCCGACCGCGTTCTCGACATTTTCAAGAGCCTTGCGGCGGAGATCGCAGCGCTCTTGATCTTCCGCCCCGTGGTCGGCGGCGTCCTCAATGCCACCGGGCTGAGCGGCATCGCCCAGCAGCTGGGGCTGGCGGCGATCGGAGCCGGCGGAGGAGGGGGCGGTGCGAGCGGAGGCGGGATCGCGAGCAGCCTCGCGCAGACGCTTGGCCTTCAGTCCGTGCTCGGCGGGAGCGGCGGCGGAGCGGGGGGCGCCGGCGGCGGAGGCCTGCTGGGCCAAGCTCTGGGCGGGGTGTTCGGCCCCATCCAGCAGGGAATCGGGAGCATCGCTCAGGCCATCGGGATCGGAGGTCCGTCGCCCAACGTGACGATTTCCCAGCCAGGCCCTGGATCGCCTTCCATCCTCGCGCCGCCCGGCAACCTCAACGTCCAGGGAAGCACGGCCGCTGCCGGCCTTGGCCTGCTGCAAAGCTTGGGCGCAAGCGTGCTGGGCTTTGGTGCGGGCGGTGCCATCGCAGATGCTCTGGGCCTCGGGGATCTCAACGGTCAGCAGTCGCTCGGTGGATCGATCGGCGGTGGCGTCGGCGCAGTGGCCGGGGCCATCGGCGGAACGATTTTGGGCGGTCCGCTGGGAGGCGGCATCGGCGCGGCGGTGGGCCGAATCATTGGCGAAACGGCGGGTGCCACGTTTCAGGCTGTTGCCACCGGGCAGAACCCTTTCGATGTCCAGAGCAATAGCGAGTTCCGGCGGGGCATTGTCGGAGCCGGAAGAGGGGCCGTACTGGGAAGTACGGCGGCTACGTTCACCGGGCTTTCGTTCCTGGGCCCCGTCGGCGCGATCGCGGGCGCATTGCTCTCCATCTTTGGTGGAGATCCGTCAAAAGCCGAAGGACGTCTCGGGGGACCGCTCGGCTCGCCAGTCGGCTTGGGCGATGTGCCGAGCGAATTTGCGGACACGGTAGCACAGATCGACCGCGGTATTAGCCGGTTTCTCGATCCAGACGAGATCGCACGCATCAATCAGCGGTTGGCGTCTCGGCCCGGTCTGAGGGAAGACTTTCGGAGGTTCGACAACGAAGCCTCAACGCTCGTCGCGGATCGCTTGAGCCGTATCTTCGAGCAGATTGCGATCGACGCGGGGAGAGAGGATTTGCTGCGCGTCAAAGGGACCTTCGGCAAAGCCCGATTGTCCGAGGCGTTCGTCGTCAACGCCTTCCTCCCTGCGGTTGAGCAATTTGCTGAGGATGCGGGAATCACGTTCGACAAGGCCAGGAAGTCGTTTTTCAAAAACCCCGAGGTCTCGCTTCCTCGATTCTCGGAGGAGGTTCAGGAATTTCTCGCGACGCGCCGAGACGTCACGGCGCGAATCAACCAGGCCCTGGAGCCTTTGCCGCCGATGCAAACGCAGGCGGAAGCGGAGTTTTTGGACACGCTCGACGAGATCAACGAGGGATTCGATGAGCTAACGGAAAACGCGGAGAAGTTCCTCGTGGCGGAGGAAGAGCTGGCCAAAATCGAGCAAGGCCGCGCTTTGGCCATTGATCGACTGGGGCAAGACCTTCTGGGCCAGGTGGATGAGCAGATTCTCGCCATCCGCGATCCGCTCGCCGTGGCCTTGTCGGACTTGCGCGAGGAAATGGACGGGCTCCGCCGGACTGCCGATGAGCTCGGGGTTTCGGTTGCATCCATCGACGAGCTGGAGCGGCTGAGCGCCCAGCAGATCGTGGCGCAGGCCGTGGGTCTTGACCCCTCGCGCGATTTCCAGGCACAGATCGATGCGCTGCTCAACGAAGCGCAGGATCCGCTGGGCCAGGCCTTGGCCGACCTCGGCCGCCAGTTCGAGACGCTCCGGGAGAACGCCGACCTCTTGGGCATCTCCTTGGCCTCGATCAACGAGCTAGAGGCGATTCGGGCCCGCCAGCTTATCGATCAGCAGACCGGCCTCTCGCAGACCATCGAGCAGGGCGAGCAGCGGCAAGAGCAGGCGCTTCCGCTCGCCGAACAATTCCGGCAGGCCCAGGCCGAGTTTGAGCGACTTCGTCCCCTCGCGTTCGGTGGCGACGTGCAGGCCATCGGCGACTTCGTGGACGTCGCCCAGCAACTCCTCTCGCTGAACGAGCAACTCTTCGCGTCGAGTGCGGAACGGTTCGAGCGAGACCAGTTCATCCTTCAGACGCTGCGCAATCTGGAAGCTCTGCTCCCCCAGAACCTGGAAGGCTTTCAGACGGGCGGCTCTTTTACGCTGCCGCCGTCCCAAGGATTTGAAAATCCGGTGGCCTTCCGGGCGAGCGCCGGCGAGACGGTCACGATCAGCACGGGGTCGCTCGAAGATCAGGTGGCCGGTGTCAGCCGGACGGTAGCTCTGTCGAGCGCTTCGGAGCAGGACGAGCTGCGGCAGCTCCGCCGAGAGCTGCGAGAGCTCCGGGAGAGCAACGAGCGACTGGCGCGGACCGTCGAGCGGCTCGTGCAGCGCGAGCGGAGCGTCGCATGATTCCGGCCCTCTCGCAGGTGGCCGCAACGCCGCTCGCATCCAACGTCGACAGCGGGACGATCGTCCTCGGCGTGCTGGCCCTGCTCGCGTCCGATCGCGACGCCGAGCTGGTTTTCACGGTAGAGATCCAGCCCCAGACGGCGAGCGGGGGCTCGGAGTTTCCCTATGCGGTGGCGAGCGAGCCGGTGGCAGCCCTGCGCGAAGGCGACAGCGCCGTGTCCACAGCCATCCGCGTTTCAGACCGCGGCTTTCGCACGCAGCCCACTGACAACCCGCCCAATGCTCTGTTTTTACCGCGCTTGACGCGTCCCTACGAGCTGGATAGCGAGCTTCCCATGCCGCGGCAGGGCGACGTCGTCGGCCGGCGCAGTCTGGGCATCTTGCGCATCGCCAATCCCGACGGGGCATTCGACACTCTGGCCGGGCTGTCCGTCGAGCGTCGGCCCGTCACGATTCGCGTGGGCGGGACCTTTCACGTCGGGCAGGCCAACGAGGAAACGCTCCCCTGGGACCGCTTCGAGACGATCTTCGAGGGCTTCGTCGCGTCCGTCGAGCTCGATACGGACGAGGTGCGGGTGGCGGTGGCCGATGCGATGGAGGAGCTGGAAAACGATCTCCAGTCCACGACCTACGCGGGGAGCGGCGGCCTGCAAGGCGGCGACCGGCTCAAGGGACGCCCGAAGCCTCTGGCGTTCGGAAAGTTTCGAAACGTCGAGCCGGTGCTCGTCGACGGCGCCAACCAGATCTACCAGTTCCATGATGGATCGATGCAGGCGGTGCTCTCGCTGCGCGACTCGGGCGTGGCGCTCACGCCGGAGGGGGGCGTGGCGGACATTGAGGCGGCCCCGGCTCCCTCGCTCGGCGCCTTCATCACCGAGCTCGACCGCGGCTTTGTCCGGCTCGGGGCGCAGCCCTCAGGCCGCATCACGGGCGACATCGAGGGCGATGACGAGGGCGGGTTTGTCTCGGAGCCCCGCGACATTGCCCGCCGGATCGCGACCCGCCTGGGGGGCGTGGCCGATCCGGGGAGCCTCGACACGGGTTCCTTCGCCTCCTTTCCCCTGCGCGGCGTGAGCGGCTTCTTCCAGGGCGCCGACCGACTCTCCGTCCTCGACGCCCTGCGCCGCGTGATGCGCCAGGCGGATGGATGGATTGCGTTCAGCCGCACGAGGCGGCTGCGGATCGGCCCATTTCTCCGGCCCGAGACGCGCTCGGCGCGCGAAACACTGGTCGAGACGGAGCTGGCCGAGGCGCCCGCCGTGCGAGCCGGGCCGGCGCCCGTCTGGGGGCTGCGGCTTCTGTACCGCCCGAATCAGGTGGTACAGGATTCCGATGCACTCGCCGGCAGCCTGACGGCCGATGAGCGCGACGAGTTCTCGTCGGTCGGCCTGCGCGTCATCCGCTCGTTGGAGTCCGTGCGCACCCAGCATCTCCATGCGGTGCGGGCCGACGTGGCCACAGCGCTCGACGTGGAGCTCGACGCGCAGACTTTGGCCAACGAGATGTTCCAGCGCGAGAAACGCCGCCGCATGATCGTGCGGCTGGTGCAAGGACGCGCCCGCTTTCAAATTGAGCCGGGCGATGTGGTGCGGACGGTGTCGCTCCGTCCGGGCATCGGCACCCAGAAGTGGTGGGTGCGGCGGGTGGTCGAGGACGGCACCGAGCGGACCGCGCAGCTCGAGCTTCTGGGCGTGCCCAAGCCAGGGACAACGGCGTGAGCCGGGTGTGGATCGCCGATCCGCTGGCCTCGGACGGCGCGCAGATCGTGGAGCGGGACGAGAAGCCGGGCGGGCCGGCCCAGAACCTTTTGACACCCCAGCCGACCGAGACATGGACGGTGGTCCCAGGCCCCGACCGCGAGGCCCGGGTGGTGTTCGACCTGGGAGCGGCGACGCCCGTACGCCTCGCATTTCTCGGCTATACGAACGCCACGGCCACCACGCAGTGGCGCATTCGCGCGTCCGACCTTGTCGATGGGTTTGACGCTACCAGCTTCTGGGCCGATGGCAGTACGTGGGGCGACGCCAGTACGTGGGCCGGCGGCTTCAATTCGGGATTCGTCGATGTCTGGCCCACCACCGGGCTTGGGACCTGGGATCGGGTGCATGGGTTTCTGAAGATCGACCCGATCCAGACGTTTCGCTTCTGGGAGCTGACAATCCAAGTGGCGCCGGGCGAGGAGGACAGCGTCTTCACCGCCGGTCGCCTTTACCTGGGCGATCCGTGGGAGCCTCCGATCAACATGACGCCGGGGGCGAGCATCGGGTTCAACGACGCAAGTCTCGTGCGGCGAACACCGTTCGGCAGGCTGCATACCGGGACGCGCGGACAGTGGCGGAGAATGGTTTTCGTCCTCCAGAACAGCGACGAGGACCTGCTATTCACGGAGACCGCGCGCCTGGACCGCTTGCGCGGAACGTCCCGCGACGTACTGGTCGTGAAGGATATCGACCGTCCGTCCCTGCTGATGGAGCAATCGGTGTATGGGGTGTTCGGCGAGCTCGATCCGGTAGTGATTCCTGAGCCGGCGAACGTCTTCGTCCGCCGCTTTCAGATCCAAGAATGGGAGAGACCCTAGATGCCTCGCACACTGATTCTCGACCGCGCGAAAGAGACGACTGTCACGCAAGGCGACACCCAGCCCTATGAGCTGGACGGTGCCGTCGCCGGGTTTCGTTCGTTCGTCACGGCGGCAAAGGAGATCACGGGCGACTCTACCGGGCCCTGGGAGGTCCGCTATCTCGTGAGCGACGTGGCGGGCGGCGGGGCCGACTCCGAATGGGGGGTGGCGACGCTCACCGAGGGGACTCTCGACACGCTCGATCCGACGACCGTCGAGGGCAGCAGCAACGGCGGCGCGCGCGTGAATTGGGGAGCTGGGACGCGAGATGCGGTCGGAGTCCTCACCGCAACGGCCTATGAAAATGTACCCACCTTGGGGAACGACGGAATCGAAGACCATACGGTAGACCAGAACGGAGCCATCTTTCCGACTCAGTCCGTGTTGCGAATCGATACCGCAGGCGCTGCGCCGACGGATGACTTGGAGTCCATGGAAATCTCCAATCACCCAATTGGACGACTGGTTCTTGTTTTTCCAGTCAACAATGATCGGACGATTGTCTTGAAGCACTTGGCCAACGGCGGCCTGGCTGGCGATATCGACCTCACCAACTTCGGCGGGCTCGACCTGGAGCTCAACAACACGACGATGCACGCGTTGGTTCAGCGGCGAGGCAACGTCTGGATCTTGATCGACGTGCTGGGGCGGGAAGATGTGCATATCGTGGGCGCTTCCGGCGAACCTGATTTCATTTTTGATTGGGAAGCAGCGCCAGGCTCAGGAGCCCCGCGATTTTGGAAAGACGCGAGTGGTATCGTGCATTTGGCTGGGGTTGTTCGAAAAGTGGCGGGCCAGCCGGAACCTTCTGAAAGTCAAGGAACCTCCGACGCAATTTTCGAACTTCCTGAGGGCTATCGTCCTAGCGTAGATCTTACGTTTCTCGCTCCAGCGGATCCCGATCCTGATAACTTTGCAACGGTCGGAATCGCATTTGTCAGCATCATCGGCACTTCTGTGCGTTGGAACGGAGATATGAACGCAGTGGTTACAGCTGACAATAATGGTCAGTTGGGACTGAACGGAATCACCTTCCGCGCCGAGCAGTAGGAGGCCCCGATGGCCAAGCTCACTCTCCAGGACTGGAACGGCGATGGCGGCAAGGCCTCGACCCGATGACCCTTTCGACCGCAAAGGAACCCTCTATGTCTCGTCACACTCTCGCTGGCATTGCCCTGCTGTCGCTTCTGCTCCTCGGCTTCACCAACAGCGAGGAGTTTACGGCTGGCCCGCAGACCGCCGCCAAGTTCGAGAGTGCCTTTACCGGCATCGAGACGTTCCTCGATGCGATCGACGACTGCACGGCGGGGCAGGCTGTGGGCGGTGCGGGGGCCGATACGGTGCCGTCGGCTTGTCTGACTCTTGCGGGCCTCGACCGCCAGGCCGCCGACTGCTCGGCCGAGACGGGCGGCACATCCGGCGAGCTCTGTCTGCAGACGGCCGACGATACGCTGTGGGCCTGCCCTGCATCCGCCGCGCCCTGCGACGGCGCGGGCAATCCGGATCCGGCG